TGACACCGGAGAAGGCGATACCGGCATCCAGGGCGACACGGGTGCTGACAGTACCGTCAAGGGTGACACTGGTGATGATGGCGATACGGGTATTCAGGGTGACACCGGAGAAGGCGACACCGGCATCCAAGGTGATACGGGTGACGATGGCGATACCGGTGTTCAGGGTGGCACTGGCGACCAGGGTGATACGGGTATTCAGGGTGACACCGGAGAAGGCGACACCGGCATCCAGGGCGACACGGGTGCTGACAGTACCGTCAAGGGTGACACTGGTGATGATGGCGATACGGGTATTCAGGGTGACACCGGAGAAGGTGACACTGGTATCCAGGGTGACACCGGGGCCGATAGTACCGTCAAAGGCGATACTGGTGATGATGGCGATACGGGTATTCAGGGTGACACCGGAGAAGGCGACACCGGCATCCAGGGCGACACGGGAGAAGGCGATACAGGCATCCAGGGGGATACGGGTGCTGACAGCACGGTCAAGGGAGACACTGGCGACCAGGGGGATACTGGAGAAGGCGATACAGGCATCCAGGGGGATACGGGTATCCAGGGTGATTCTGGCACAGGCGGTGGTGGTGGGGCTGGTGGCTATTCCTGGCCCTATGACTTCAATACAACAACAACTGGCCCGGCCGGAACGGGCGAGATCAGGTTTAACAATGCTACGCCTGCCAGCGTGACGGTTGTTTACATTCATGAAACTGACCGCAACTCTGCTAATCTTGCTGCTCAAATAGGCGAGTTTGCAGTTAGCGATCATTTCAAGGTATTTAGTGAAGTTGATAATGACTTTGTTAGCTTCAAGATCACTTCATTAACTGACAATGGAACGAATTGGGATATTGGGGTTGAGTATGTAACTGGTGCTGGATCTTTCTCGAATGGCGAAGACATCAGTATGGCCCCCGAGTTTGGCACTTCTTATCCCTGGAAAGGCCAGTGGCTTACAGCCACTTCTTACGAAGTAAACGATACTGTCACCAATGATGGCTCAACCTATGTTTGTGTCTTAGATCATACTTCCAGTGCTTCCGATGAACCTGGCACTGGCGGAAGCTGGACAACTTATTGGGACTATTTGGCGCAAAAGGGTGATACTGGTGAAGGTGACACTGGCATCCAGGGCGATCAGGGTGACACTGGCATCCAGGGCGATACGGGTGCTGACAGTACCGTCAAGGGTGACACTGGCGTGAGCGCGTCATATCTATATTCAATAACGCTTGAAAAACCATCCTCTGGCGAAGATGTTTCAGCGGGGTTTACCTACGTTGCTATAACAATAACAGAGATTCAGGCTGTGGTGACAGGTTCATCTCCATCAGTTACAATAGATCCCTACCATAACACAGACAGGTCTGGTGGTGGTGGCGCAACGGATATTTTGTCATCTCCTGTGGCAATTACAAATACAACAACAGGGCAGAATCTTACCAGTTTTAATGACGCAACTATTCCGGCTGATTCTTGGATCGTGCTTAAAACAACTGCAAAAACTGGCGTTGTGAATTCTCTTACTGTAACTTTCAGCTATACGGTGGATTAAATGGCGGTCACAGAGATTCTTCAACTAGGAATTAAAATCGGCACTCCGTCTACTGGCCTTGGCCCTCCACCGAACGAACAATTTGTTGCCCGTATTTCACCAGTAAAGTACGATTTTATTGCTAGAACTCTGTATTGGTATTCCCGATCCAGTTCTGCTGCCGGAAAAGCATATATACTTGAAGATGGTTATGCCGCCGCCGATTTAGTTGGGGAAACACCTGCCTTTAGTGGTCTGGGTGTTGGATGGCATGAAGTATCTTTATCTTCACCGATTCACATTGTTAGGGGAAAAACATATTATGCTGGCTTCAAAACCTCTGGGAATGAGTATTCTGTAGGAAGCCAGAATTCAAATCAAGGTTTTATCGTCTGGTGGAGAACAACCAATGATCCAGGCGGTTATCCAAGCTGGGTCGATGCAACCTATAGTCAAAATAATGTTTTTGGATGGTATGGTGTTTATCTAACTAATGAAGATCGACCGTTAAATAAAGCTATGCCGTCTGGTCTTAATATGTAGGAGAACTATGCCAAAGTGGTCTAAGGCACAAGAATGGGAATCTGGCTGGTGGGGAACATGCGTTAATACGTATGGAGAAGAAGAAAAGCAGATGGTCTATGCTGACCGTATGGGCTTAAAGTTCTTCCACGACGGCCGATCACCCTATAATATCGACATGAAAGACCCCATAACCGGTGTTAGCACGACCGTTATTGATATTGGTGGTGGTCCGACCAGTATACTCCTAAAGTGTGTAAATTTGGGCTTTTCTAAGGTAGTAGATCCCTTAAAGATCCCTCATTGGGTCGAGTTGCGATATGGAGAGGCCGGGATTGTTTTTGAACAAAAGCCGGCTGAGCGCATCCAGGATGATTTTCTTTATGATGAGGCGTGGATTTACAACTGCTTGCAGCATACAGCTAACCCCAAGCGAATCGTCAAAAACGCTTTGAAACTTGCAAAAATCATCCGGGTATTTGAATGGCTGGACACATCAATAAATGAGGGCCACCCCCATAGTTTCACCGAGGAATTGTTAAATAAATGGCTCGGTGGTGAGGGAAAGGTCGAGACCCTGAAAGAGAGAACCTTACGCGGAAGATGTTATTATGGGATATTTGTCGGGGAACGATTTCACGTTGGAGTCGCCTAAGACCTACATTGTCTTAGGGGCTCATCGGTCGGGCACTTCTTTCGTGGCTGACTCGTTACGATCGGCCGGGGTCGATTTTAAGACCGGTGGCTGGCGGACTGAGAACGGCCGTGGTGCTCGATTTAACAGGGACATCATTCAGGCGGCCGGCGGGGTTTGGTATGATCCACCAGCAGAGGCGGCGATGCTTGCAGCTGGGGCGTTACGCTCAGCCGAGATACAGGATATGTATGAACTTCTGATGATGCCGACAGAAGAATACCCTTTGGTGGGGTTCAAAGACCCGCGTATGGCCCTGACAGTCCGTTCCTATCTTGACTTTTTGCTTGGAGATGTGTACCTTATTTGTGTATTTAGACGACCCGAGCTTACGGCCGCAAGCCTGAAACGTAAGGGCCAAATCTCGGCCGCGGGGGATGGTGGTCATCTGGCAAAAGAGTATGCACGGCGCATTATCAGCGCCGTAAAGGAGTTCATGGGTCTTTGACATTCAACATTCCTGTCGCTACCAAAGTCAAACGCCAATATCGTTTCCACCTGCTCGGGTTGGTTCACCTTCCAGTCTCCGAGCGATACATGGGATGTGCCTTCACTCAGAAAATAGTGAAACTCAGCAAAATGCTTTTGGACCTCGGTCATGAGGTCTTTTTGTATGGCGCGGAAGGATCGGACGCGCCGTGTACTGAGTTCATAGAGACTCATACCCTGAGCAACATTCGTTTCCAATGGGGAGATGGTGATAACCGATTTAGTATTGGCTATGACTACCGCACTGGTGGATTCAGGCATGATTTTAATGCCCCTAGAACCTCGCTCACAGTGAAGTATTATAAACAAGCTAGTGAGGCCATCAATAAACGAAAGCGACCAAGTGACTTTTTGCTTCTGACACAGGGACGGTATCAAAAACCCATAGCTGATGCTGTCGGACTTTACTTGACGCTCGAACCTGGAATAGGCTACCGGGGCTCTTACTGTAGCTTCCGAGCCTTTGAAAGTTCCTATCTCCAGAACTTCACTTATGGAAGTGCAGACCCGTGGAAAAGTGTTAATGGCGCGGTTTATGATCGGGTCATCCCCAATTATTTCGAGGAAAAACATTTTCCATTTGAGCCCAACAAAGAAGATTACTTCCTGTTCATCGGCCGCATCATACCGAGGAAGGGTGTTCGTTGGGCTATTCAGACAGTCGGTCATGTCGGGGGAAAGTTGTTCCTAGCCGGACAAACAGACCCTGAGCTACCATTAAAATCTCTCCCATTTTGGTGTAAGTATGTGGGATTCGCAGGGCCGGAACTCCGGGCTGAGTTAATGGGAAAGGCTAAAGCTGTCTTTGTTCCAACCCAATACCTGGAAGCCTTTGGCGGGGTTAATGTTGAGGCTCAGCTTTGTGGCACTCCAGTAATAACAACCAACTTCGGAGTGTTCCCGGAGACTGTCATCCACGGCCGGACCGGGTTTTTATGTAATACGTTAGATGATATGGTCAAAGCGGCTCGAAGTGTTGGCGACCTTGACCCGGCCGAGATCCGGGCCCATGCGGAACGTTACTTAATGAAAAATGTCCAATGGGAATTCCAAAAATGGTTTGATGACGTTTATCAAAATTATCTTTCCGTTTCTTCTTTGCATGAAAAGCCCGAACGGGGCTGGTCATATGTCGAGGGTGTGTAATCATGACTGATCTTACCATCTCAGCAAGATTTACTTTTAACGGGGCGTTAGGTCCTGGCGAACCGGCTACCGGCCTTACCCTGGCCGACATTGAGTTTTTCTTAGTAGCTCAGGACCGGGACACACTTGCTGAAACTGTTATTTGGAACAGTGATACGGTAGCCGTTAATCCTACGGCCGAGATGTCTAAGGTCGGGGCCTATCTTCGGAAATATCCTAATGCTGATCTTGACCTTTACAACTACTTCGCATCGGCTCGGTATACGGGGGTTGCTTCCCTGGACCAAGATTGGATTAATGGCAGCGTCGGATTGGAGAATATCCCTCTTGGCACTTCTGTCGAGTTTGAATATATCGTATACTATGAAGGAACATCTAACCCAATTGAGGGCGTTAAGGTAGAAATCTATCGAGATGCGGCCGGGACTGATATTTATTGGGTTGGTTGGACTAATGCTCTTGGCGAAGCCAGAGACGCTTACGGGAACTATGCTCGGCTAGACCCCGGAACATGGTACATTTGGCGTAAACGAGGCGGGATTGATTTTAACAATCCTGATACAGAGGTGGTTACGTAATGGCACAAGATACCGATCCTGGCGTAGGAACTGGAACACCCATAGGCGGTGGCTTACCTTCGGCCGCAATCCCGGATGCTATACCGGCCGCCTGTGTCCCTTATGATCGTTCGCTCGAACTCCTGATGTTGGGCATGAAAACAGGGGCCTATGGATTAAAGAGCCCGGACTACTGTGACGTATGGTGGAAGGTATACCAGCGTGAAGGCTGGATCGATAAACTCCGCACGGCTCATGCTGAGATTAAGCGTGACCTTGGCGCTCCCCTTTGCCCCGAGGCCCATCTTGACGAATTGCACGACCTGAAAACAAGAATCCGCTTGCGCCAAGCGCCCGTATCTTATTTAGGACAGCAAGTATATACAGATTGGGCCGAGGTCAATTTGACCATTGATTGGGACGTGGATGTAGCCGAGGGTTACATAGACCTTTGTGATAGCCAATTGACACCGGGAACAATTACCGATGCCCAGGTCTCTTATCCTGATGCGGTTTTAGATGTATACCGGGGATTGCAAACGCTACAAGCTCCGATTGTCAACCGTCTTACAGCAACATGCGGCGGGGGAGAGGATGGCTATCGCCTGACCTGGCCTCTGTATCAGTTGGTTAAGCCTGATGTTGATGAAACCGAAAACACCGTAGCTGAGCAAGGCAATTTCATTACGGCCGTAAAGTGGCGTTCTGGACAAGTAGATGCCGATTTAGCTTACGAAGTGGTGGGGGAATGCGGGTGTGATGAGGCTTCTTCAACCTATACCTTAACCCTGGAAGATGCGACGGAAGGCATTGTCTGTATCGAGTGTGATACTGGTAATTTTTGCTCATGCGCGGGAAAGCAAATTCGCATCAATTATGCTACGGTATTTGGCGACGGGGCCTACATGGATCCCGGCCTAGAACAAGCGGTCGTTTTGTTGGCGCTAGTTCATGCCAACCGGACACCTGTAAAACCAAGGGGTTGTGACAAAACTTTTGTTAAGGAAATGCTGGAGCTCGATCCTGGCCACAGCACTGACTTTTCTACTCGATTACGATATGGGCCGACTATAGCTGGAATGACGGTGCAGCGGCTAGTAGACAAATATTTGAAACGACCGAATTTTAATCAACCTGTAGCAGCCGGTGGACTGTTGACCGGCCGGCGGAAAAAGAACCGCCGTCGATCATCTTTTCTGAGAGGGTATTAGTATGTTGCCAGCAAAACGTCAAAGTTATTCTTATCCTACAACCATTCCTAATGGCACAGCATTATCAGGGGTTGTCAGCTACCACGATCATGCTTATGGCCTCATCCATTTCCCGGCAGTATGGACCGCTGCCGATCTCGGCTTCCAGGTGTCATCCGAGTTAGATGGGACGTATCAGCCGCTCTATGATGACGCTGGCGCTCTTGTCGAAATCGCTAGTCCGGCCGCTGACCAAACTCATGCTATCCCGGTTGAAGTTCTGGCAGCCCGGTTTGTAAAACTCTGGAGTCAATCTGGCGGTGCCGGCGTGAATCAGGGCGCGGACCGCGATCTCATTGTGGACATGAAAACATGAACCGTGAAAGCGAAGTAGGAAACGTCCTTATAGAAGGCAATACTTTACGAGGCGCGTGGGTTGTAACCACGGATTACGTAGTCGATGATGCTGTCACTAATGGCGGCGAGACCTACGTGTGCATCCTGGATCATACGGCTGCGGCCGGTGATGAGCCAGGGGTAGGCGGAAGCTGGACAACCTATTGGGCGCTGGTCGATTTTGTTGAGTCCGGCATCTTTAGATTTTATCCAAATTTTGCCGGCCTGCTTCATATGCCTGCTACCTGGACCGCGGCCGACATTGGCTTTCTAGTTTCGGCAAGCTCAGATGGCACTTATCAACCACTATATGACAGGTTAGGTAATTTGGTCGTTATAAGTGGCCCGGTAGCAGATCGGGCTTATAATCTACCCTCTGAGTTGACCGGATCGTTGTTTGTTAAGCTATGGAGTAACACCGCAGGTGTTAATGAAGCTCAGGGCGGGGATCGGCAATTCGCCCTTGATCTGAAATCCTGATTTGACAGAGGCAATATAGCCGGTTTATACTGGACACAATTGAATTAGAGTTTGAGCGTCAATTGGAGCGCCACCATTAGGTGGCGTTTTTTGTTTTAAGGAGAAGCCTATGAGTCTTAATTGGTCAGAATTGCTAAAGCGAACTTCCTTGAGCGGCAGGGAAGACATCGCTACACAACTCGACAGGATGGGGATCGTCAACCAGAAGCAGTTGCAAAATCTTCCTGGTACGCATGGCCGTCCCTGGTTTTGTGGAAATAGCACGTATGAGGTCGTTTCCCAATTAAATCGGGCGATCCGTGACGAATCTCAGGATATTCCTGTCATTGATCAGGCAACAATGCCCGAACCACAGGCTGCGGCCGCAAGAGAGCCAGTTACTCAGGAAACGTTGTTGGCCTCACTAGACCTTCTTGGCATCTCGGAAAGTCAACTCAAAAAATTGGCCGAAGCGCGTATTGAAACCGTTGGAGATGTCATGAAAGATAGTGGGGAGCGCATTGAAAATGTGCCCGGATTTGGCGAGGCGACAAAAGAGCGTCTTGTCAGTGCCGTGAAAACGGCTTTAGACAATAAGGAGAATTAAATCATGGCCGAGACTGTAGTTAAGCAATCTGAAGCCGTAGCGTGGGTCCAGAGTAGTGGATCGGGCACGGCGTTCCTTCCGTTCGCCGTTGGCGAAGATGGCATGTCCCTGACCGGGAAGTCCATTCCAGTTGTCAACCTTGCCCCGGTGTATGCTAGGGACCGAAATGGTAAGCCGGTGGTTATCGCCATCAACGAAACCGCTCCGGGCGACCTGCCAACCCTGACCGTCACCATCTTTGAGAAGGCGTCTCAGACGATTCTTGAAGAAATGTGGCAAAGGAAATGCCCGATCAATTTGCAGCTTCGATTGGTCGAATGTGGCGTCCTGGACAATCCTTTCGTGTGGGACAAACTTCATCACTGGTCCCGTGGTCAACTGACCACTTATAGCCCTGGAGACGGCCCGTCTCTGGAGTTTGATGGTACGCAAATGCAAGCGTCCGGTTCTCTGATGTTCCGCGGCGTTGTGCTGGTGCTCCGCACCGGTCTGTCATCGCTGACCGTTAGCACAGAAGTCAATGACGGCCTATCCATTGATGCGATCCCCGATGAGGATTGTAACGAGTGTGGAACTGGCTACCCTGGCGCTGACCAGATCATGGTTGTGGGTGTAGCCCCAACCGGTTCGGCTGCTCCAAAAGCCTATATTTCTGGTGATGGCGGGGCTACGTTCACATCTTTTTCGACTGACCCGATGGCGATTGATGAGGACGTTGCTTTCGCTCAGTTGCGATTGCTCGGTGACAATGTTGTCCGCGTCATTCTTGGCACGGGCATCACTGATGCAGCCGCATTCGCCAAGTACGAGTATGCTGATGTCACATTTGGCGACCTCGTAACGGTTTCGTCCTGGACCTCCAAGACGTTGACCGGTGGCACGGCTGTCGGTGATATTCTCACCGCGATGCTATGGGCTAAGCATGACCGCCTGTATCTGGCTACCGATGCCTTTGAAATCTTTGTTGAAGATCAGCAGGGCGAAGATGGCACCATGGCCCCGGTTTTCACTGGCAGCGTCCAGGTAAATGCTTTTGCCGCTTCTCCTGATGGGCGAACCATTTGGGCGGCCGGCGGAACGAATTTTATTGCCAGAGAGCGTAATGCTACTGGCACATTCGAGATTCGCAACGGCCCGAGTGGTGGTGCAGATTTCACGGCTATTTCTGAGGCTGTTGATGGTACACTGGCAGCTGGGAATGACCAATATCTTTACCTGAGCCCCGATTTCGCTGGAGAAGCTGGCAATTGGGATCAGGTGAAAGACTTTGGAACTGGCTTTACCGTTGTGAAAAACGGTATCCGTTTCATTAACGGTGATAGCCAGATCATCCGGGTTTCTGTCACGTCCGCCTCACTTGGTCAGGTTCACGAATCTATTGACGGCGGTAATAGCTGGCGAAAGATCGTTGAGCGAACCAACGCTGGCTATGCCGAGGCTTATTGGAGTGAGATTGATGCTAACAGGGCGTGGGTTGTCGGTGCTGCCGACGCCGGACCTAACACGGTCTTGCACCTGTTGTCACCGAATCAATAAGCTATCGCGCCGTAGGCGCTCAGTAGCAGTAGAATAGAAGCGATAAAGGGCCGCCGTGTGTCTTGGCGGCCCTTTTTTTCAAGGAAGGAAAATGGCGGAAGTCTATTTGTCCGATGGTAAGCCCTTTAGCGTCCGCACACTAGGTATTTTTGAATTAGATGTAATCGAGCGGCAAGACCTCGGTCCTTTTCTGTACCCGATGGATCTCATGGGGGACATTATAAAGTGGGCTGAATATAAAATAGAGAAGTACGAAGAAACGGGCACTCCAATTCCGACAATGCCTTCCATCCCCGAGCATGAAATTACTGAGGACATGCCAGAGTGGTATCAGCTTAGAGACCATAAACGATATGAAGCAGCATTATGGCATAATAAAGAGCGCGATGAGTCTGCGGCTGAGTTTGGTGAAAAAGTTCTCGCTTACATCCTTCAAAACTGTGTAGAAAAAGACGATCTTAATCGGATTGTAACCGAAGAAGATTTCCGTAAATTCTACGAATCCGGTTTAGTTCCCCAACTTACCCTAGCCTTGATTGTTTATACTCTGAAAAACTCGTTTCAGGCTAAATTTAACAATGAGGATCTGATGGAAGCCCTCAGCGCGGCCGAAGGCGGTCATGGCGCTTACAATGTTGTCCGGCATTGGGAAAACAAGTGGGCGACCCAGATGCAATTCTCGGACTTACAGTTAGCAACTGTCCCCCTTGAAGAAAGGGCACGGCGTATTTGTTCGATGAACCTGGATGAATGGATGAGTTATTTAGAAGTGGACCGGACACGAAGAATGAGGAACATAGACTAATGCCTTTGACAAAGCGCCCCAATGTTCATGAAGATTATAAGCGTATTCATAAGCGCGGGGATGCGGCCGTTAAGGTTGCTTTGAAAGCAGTTGAAAAACGTCATAAGAAACTTGTCGAACCCTGGAAGCGGTCTGAGGACAAGCCGGACTTTGGGCACTTTACCCAGGTACAGCCGGGGCGCATCGTTGGGGTTGTTGTCATGCAGGCCCAAAAAGCCGAGCAAGCAACTTTAAGCGTGTGGCAACTCCTTAATAAAGGTACGCGGATCAGATATATGATGCTTTCACAAGAAGGTCATCCGGCCGGGAAGTGGATTTCCAAAACGTCTGCGGGAAGCATCACCAGTGGTCCGGGCGGTGGCGTTAGGATGGGTCTGGACCTGGAAGATCCAGAAGGCGGGATCCATAAACGCGAGTTTGACAAGAATGTTGCCGAGGCCGTTGAAGCGATGGTAGATGGATTAGTGAATGGTGCTTATGAACAAGGTTTTTGAGGATCTAGTTAAGGAACACCCTAATTTAGACCCCTTCCTATCTAGGCCGGTGGATACACCGTTCCTCTCCCTGCTCATCGCTCATCAGTTCAGGCGTGGACGGGCCAGGAATACAGTCACATCCTATGGGACAGCAACCCCCATTTCAGCCCCATATATTTCAGGGGCTAATCGTGACCTGCTTTATTTTTATGAAAATCGGCTGGCCCTGGATGAGGCGGAAAAGACGGCGGACGAAATCTTTTTGTATATCCAAGAAAGAAAGATTGACGCTACCCTCATCGTTAATGAACTCCGTGAAAACCCCGATTTATCGACAGATGAAAAGGCTACTCGGTTGGAACGTCTCATGGAAATTGAGGTCGAGATCGAAAAACTTGCCGCTCTTTTGGAGAAGTTAAGTGCCTAAAGAATACGTCTATAAAATCGTTTTAGATGATGCCGAAGTTGACCGTGTTTTAACCAGCATCGACACTCGGATTGAGGCCCTGGCGAAGAAAGCTGATACTAGCTTCCAGAATGTCGGCCGCAATATGGGCACTGGCTTAAAGCAGGCTGTAGCAGAGACTCAGAGTGCCAGCCGGCAGATCCAACAAACAGAACAACAGACAACCCAACAGATTCAGCAACGCCAGCGCCAAGCAGCTTCTGGTGCTAAAAAGACTTCCCAACAACGGGTACAGGCTGCTCGGGTTGCAGGTCAGGCCGAGGTTCAATCAGCGCAACAGGCGGTAGCTGCTAGAAAGGAAGATATTAGGGTTCTTGATGAACAGATTGCTAAGCTAAAGCAGTTAAGTTCTGCGGCTTCCGCAGATGTGCAACAAAGGCAAGGAAGGATCAAGCCAGTCTTGCAAGAGGCGCTTTCGTCACGGCGGGAATTGCAAGGGGCAATTACCTCACATGCGGCTACTCAACCTGGGACTAAGGAAAGAACCAGGGCGCGAGTTGATTTAACAGCGGCCGAAGGAAAGGCGGTTACAGCAGGAACAAAACTCCAATCAGAAAGAGAAGGCTTAGAAGAAGCATCACAAGCATTACAAGGGTATAACAAAGAATTACAAGCGGCCATGACACAGCGGGAAGCGTCGGGAGAGGCTGCCGTAAATGCAGCCCAACAACAACAGGCGGCCGAACAGGGGCTATCAGAGGCAACGCGGCAACAATCCCAAACGGCTATTCAGGGGATGCAGGCCGAGGTTACAGCGGCCCAACAAGTAGTTGCCCAACGAAGGCAGGCCCTGGCCGCAGCTAAAGATGCTGTCACAGCGGCTAAGACTAGCAGCGATGCAGCTAAGGCAACCCAACAAGAACAGAAAAGGGTGTGGAATGAGTCTAAAGAAGCGGTAACATCTGCGAAGAAAGCCGAAGCTGATGCAATTAAAGAAGTGGCTACGGTTCAGAAATCGGGTAGCGATGCAGCTAAGGAGACGGCTGCGAAGGCTAAGGATGACGCAACCGCACAAGTTGAAGCCGCTGAGGAACGGGCTGAGGCTGAAAAGAAGGCTTATACCGATACTAAAACTGCGGCTGAGGAAGCCCAACAGGGCGTTAGTAAGGCTACCCGTGCGCGTGAAACGGCTCAAAACAGTCTCACCAAGGCCAATGATACACAAAAGGCGTCATCTGATCGGCTAAGAAAATCAAAAACCCAATTAGCAAAAACAGATCGGGATGGAGCTAAAAGGGCCAAAGATGCCCAAAAAGAGTTCACTAAAACGACTAAGACTTATACCAAACAGCAAAATGCACTTAATAAATTAGCCAAAAAACATGGCGAATTTAATGTAACTGTCGGCAAATCGGCCGACGAAATGAATGAGCTAGAAAAAGAAGTCGATGATGTCATCAGGTCCAACAAAAAATATGCTGACTCCATTGATAAGATTGTCGCCAAACAGGGAAAGTTTAATCTTAATGTAAGTCAGGGCGGATTCGCACGAGCATCAAACCTTCCATCTGGTACTAAAATGCGACAGGCCGGGTTTGCTGCTCAGCGTATTGGTATGCCCGGTATGGCAGCGATTGGTGAAGCTGCGGCCGTGGCCGGTCCAGTTGGTATTGCTATTGCCGGTACACTTTTGGCAGTTAAGGCCCTAACTCAGGCTCTCATGGCGATGGCTAAGGCTGCTTTTCAGGCGTTTCAGGCAATTGTTAAGGGAGCAGTAACAGCAGCTAAGGAAATCGAGTTAGCAGACGCCCAATTTACAGCTTTCTTTGAAGGTGATACGGCTGCAGCCGAAGCGTCCTTGCAAAAACTCAGAGACTTATCAGTAGAACTAGGACAAAACGTTGTCGGGGTTGGACGGGCCTTCCTTCCAGAAGTCGAAAGCCTTGATCAGTTAGAGCAAGTGGTTAAAGTTGCTACAGCTTTGGCCCGCTTCCAGCCTGAGCAAGGCCAGCTGGGATCTCGAATTGCCCTACAGGAAGCATTAGGCGGTGAGTTCCGGTCGTTACAGAGGCGGTTCGAGATTAGCCCTGTTGCTATTGACAAAATCCGAAACGCCTTTCAGACAACTGGTGTTACTGGTTTATTGACCGAACTCCAAGCTGAGCTAGAACGGACCGGCCGAAGTGTCGAGGACCTTAGCGATACCTTTGGGGTTGCTGAGGGCAGGATAAAAGAACGGCTACGCCAGATTCAGGCTGAGATGGGCGAGCCCATCATTGACGAATTGTCAAACCAATTCAAAGAAATTGATGATGTGCTGGAAGAACTAAATCCCGACCTAATGGGCATTTCTAATGCCTTTGGTGAAATTTTAGCTAAGTTAGTAGAAATACTTGGGACAGAGGTTGAAAACTTCTTGGAGAACTTTGACCCCGCGCCTGTTTTTGAAGTGGCCGAAGCCCTTTTTGGAGTTGCTGATGCCTTTGGTATTCTAGTATTTGGGTTCAACGCTGGCGAGGGTGCTGCAGGTGGTCTTTCAGCGGGTTTGATGGGTCTTGCCGGGGTGTTGTTGAATGTTGAAGGTTTCTTTTTGGATGCTTCCCTCAAAATCGCAGAATTCCGGGAAGATATGCAATCCATTCTACCTGTTATCAAGGTTTTGAATGATATTACAGAGGGGACACTCCGCTATACTCCGGGTCTACCGGGTGGCGGGATGGCGGCCGATCTAGCCAGTGTACTACACGATGCCCAAGAAGGCTTTATTGCTACTGGTGCATCTGTAGAAGAAGTAACTGCGAAGATAGCACTACACGATCAGGAGGTTTTAGATTTTGCCAATGGCATTACTGCTTATGCGCTTGCGCTGAGTGAGGGTAATGAGGAAGGAGAAAAGGCGGCTGATACCTTCCTGTCAATGGGAGACAAGTTGGCCGAGTTGCAATCAATCCAAGAACAGTATTCAGAGACACAGAAAAAGGTTAATGAGGCTGTCAGAGAATTTGATGTAGCGGCTACCCTTCGCTTCGAGAAGCTATTGACTGATGCAACTCGTAGGCGAATGCAGGCTGAGATTGATAATGCTCAGAAGTTAATCGACATCGACCGCAAAAACAAATTGAAAATCGCGGATATTCAATCCGCCTTTGAGTCTAATGTTGTTAAGGCTGCCGTAAGTCTTAATGACAAAGAGCAAGATATAGCCCGAAAACACGGGGATGCTGTACTCGATCTGGAAGGTGATCTTAATGATGATCGCATTAGTGCTGAGGAAAAATATCAGGAAGAACTAAGGCGTCTCCGGGACAAATTTAATTTTGATGCTTTCGAGGCGATGTTAGCTAATGATGGCAAGGCACTCCGCCAGATCCGCCGTCGCCAAGCCTTCGAGGAAGACCAACTCAAAAAGAATCGTAATGATGAGATTGATGATGTTACACAAAAGGGAGATGATCGGCGGGCTGAATTAGATAAACAGTTACAGCGCGAATTGCGTGATGCTCGTATTGTCAGTGCTCGTAAGATTCGAGACCTGGACACGGCCTTACAGGAACAGCTTGCAAAACAGGAACAGGCCCGACAGCGCGAGGTTGAAGCACAGGCAATAGCTGAGCGCCGTAAGACGGCCGTCTTAAATGAACAATTAAACCAAGCTCTGGATGATTACAGAACTTGGTGGGATGAGCGGAGTCGGGTTACTACGGAGAAGTCGGCTGACGACCTGGCTCTTCTGCAAAAATATATTGATGATGCCTTAGCCCTTATGAATCAATTGGCTGGCCAGGGGATAGTTTTTAACCCGCTTACCGGCAAACCTGAGTTTTCATATACCCCCCTATCCATAGATACGACTGACACATCCACTCTTGCAATAGACCATATCCGAGAACTTGTTGTCAGCCTTGTCAGAGCGCAAGAAATGATGGCCGGGGGAGCGGTTCGGGCCGATAGCACGATAGCCGAGGAAGTTGCGGCTCTCAGTATCGAAGACCTTGTAGATACTTTCGACAAACTTAGAGGAACTGTCGATCTTGCCCTTGCTATGCCAGAGGCCGAAAATGTTTGGGATGCGTTTGATAGATATAGCTTTGACACAACAAATTTAGCTCACACACTCATGATGGAGCAAGCCCTAAAACTAGGTGGTATGGTTGGGATTGGTGCTCAGGAAATAATTAACGAGACCCTTGGTCTCAGCATGAAGGATCTGGATGCCTGGATTCAGGGTTTTATTAACAAATATACGCTCCCAGACCTAGACGATTTCAGTATCTTCGGAGAAAGCGCCACCGGGATACCCGGTATACCGGGTGGCATGAGTATGGTCACTCCTGGCACTCCGGGCGCACCATTCATTATCCCTTCGGGGGCCATGTCTACGAACGTGTCCGAGGATGCGCCAATAAGCGGCATATCTGGTGGCGGCATCTTTTCAGCCGGCGCGGTTCAAGCGATACCGGGCCAGCCAATTTTTACCTTTCCTAATGTAACCGAATCTCCATTTGGGGCTCAGCAAGCCGCACCGTGGACGGGCTCAGGTACGGGGTTAGTTGGGGCTCCTTCATTTGGCGAGGGAGTATCAGCATTCCCCAATTTTATGACCGGTATGTTTGGTCCTTCCGTATTTCCAACAAACCCGGCCGCCGGTTTCGATTCTGCCGCATTTAACGATGTGCTTCAGGGCCAGATAGATTCACAGATTGCGGCCGAGATGATCAAACGGGGCGAAATAGAAGTAACTTCAGACCTTGCGGTTCTTCTAGCTGAGCAAGATTTGTTAAGTATTGAATCTATGCTTAATGGTTCAGTAGTTGCTTTTCAGGCTACCAGCGATGCCGAAATAGCTATTCTGGAACAGACCATTGCAAAGCAACAAGAAACATTGAATGCTCTTCGAGCAGACCCGGCATTAGAAGAAGAAGCAAAGGCGGTCGAGGCCGCTTTGGTTATTCTGAACGATGTTCTTGAGCAGAAACGAGAAGAATTAGCAGCGGCTACACAAGAAATTCTGGACATGGAAACAGCCGCGACCTTGCTGGCTGAAGGAGACAAGCAAGATGCCGTTGACGAAACTGTCGTGTCCGGTGGGCAAGCAGCCCTGATGAAACTTGCTGATGTTGAGACCGGGGTTGAGGGAGAAGTTGCCGCTACGGAACAGTCCGAGACTCAGAAGGTGGTGATCCTTAAAGAAGGAGCGTTTAGAAAGAAAGAGGTTGAAGATGAGTATCACGCTGAGATACTGGAAGCTGATGCCGATCATCAAGAGGAACGGGCCGAACTGACAGAAAATGCTTTTGTAGAAGCGGTCGATATAGCCGACGCCTTTTGGGTGGACTGGCTAAGAGAAAACAATATGGGAATGGCTGCAGATTACAGGCAGCTTTACGAATGGATTAAGCAACGCAATCAGATCCTTGCTACAGCCACCCCCATAATTCCCGGAATGGGGACCATCCCGGCCGACAATGATGGAGATCCTGATGATACCGGGGGTGGTGCTACAGTTACAGAAGCTGAGCTTGAACAGATGGCTATTAATTTCGCTGATGAGTTAGGCATTTTAACCCCCCTCATACAAGGCGACATCATGGACATGGGCTACCAAGAGTTAGTCGATTTCGTTACATGGTTGCAGGAACAGCTAGGGCAGCGGTATCTCGGTGGCGGCTTCGGGCCTGGACCGTTACTTGTTGGCGAACGTGGGCCGGAAATAATTGACATGCCCGGTGCTGGCCGAATTATTCCAAATCATAGTCCGGTTTTTAGTAATATGCTGACATCCGGGGCTCGTGGCGGGTCTATGACCATCAACAATACGATGGATGTCACTAATCAATTCCCTGACCCGCGTGGTATTCCACCTACATATATAAAGGCGATGGAAAACATAGCGGTTAGAGTTGCCAAACGAACATGGGCAGGTAAATAAGATGTCAAATAGTTGTCCTTGGGACTGGAGAATATCATTAGATGAGGCCGGGTTAGCAAGAGGATCTTTCCGCTTGTGGGAAATTCCAGTGCCGACTATAGCGCCATACAATGACGCCTCTGTTGAGACGCCGCGGGGCGAAGGTGAGCAGGCCCTTCATGGGGCCGCTACCCTGGATTTCTTGTGGGAAGTGACGACCAGATACCAAGCGTGGCGGATCAGGCAATTTATTGATGGGGCGAAAGCTGGTACGGGCTGGCTTTATTTTACTGTTGACCTGACCGATGATTCTTCCGCTGGCATCCATTGGGCGGACATTCGGGGAAAACCGCACCGTGATTTCAAAAATGCTGATGCGGGGCCGATCATTGGTCGCTTCCGCGGAAGCCAGGGACACATGGAAAACTACCGTCTCTTGTTGAACAATGTCGATATTGTCAACGCCAATTCGCTCTATACCCTAAAATAATATGCCAACTGTATCAGCGCCCGATCTTGCCTTACAGCGAAGTGAGCATCATAGGAGTGACATTAGGCTCTCTTATCTAGTCCCGCCTATCCTATGGTCAGCTAGACTAAATGATGCCACTGTAGTTAAGGGGGAAACCTCGATAGATTTTAACGCCGGCACCGGTTCGTTTTTCTCCATGATTGAGGCTCTGCAAGAGGTTTGGGTAGGTACGGCTCTCCAGTCAGATAATGTAGGCCGGCTGAGAGTGAAAGCAATATCTTCTGGAGATGGCGGGGTAACGGGGACGGTTACGGTAGCAGGGCATTCTCATCAACTCCAAGATAACAATTACCTTACTTTTTATCATAACTACCCACTGAAACCGCGCCGTTCATATATCGATCCGGCCACCGAGATTTGGTATATGGATGATGACATTGTTTACTCAAACCAGAACACCCAACCGCCACCGGTTGTGATCGCTGGCGACCATCGAGCGGGTTTCCTGGTTTCTGGCAGCTTCGCAATCAATGTAGATGCTTCTAACTCAGACCCAAAGGCTGCTTCGATAACAAGCTACGCACTTACGGTAGCTTCTACAGCTGGGACACCTACGGTCAATTTCAACACAGGCACGGGGTTAGGCGACATTACCTTTACGGCCGCCGGGTATTATTGGGCAAAGTATACGGTTACAAACTCTAACGGAAAATCCCAGGTCAGTTACCGGCTCTATATGGTCCACGACCCGGACCGCACGGCCGGCAGTTATCCATTTATCGACTGTGACCAAATCACGATAGAGAATGATTGGGAAGGTGGTGGCTGGACGGCCGGGATAAAGGCTATGGATTACGCTACCCTGGCCGACATTCCAGATCACACCCTGGTTGTGATATGGGGCGAATCTTATTACAACGGAACTGAGTCGCAAATCACTTTCCTGCCTGACAATTCAACGACTGTATTCACTGGATATGTTAGGGGAGACGCGGACGCTCAGGATTGGGCTACAAGCGTGGGCGAAGTCGATATAGTAATGTCTACGGTTGAGGGAGTGTTGAGACAACTTCACTCTTTCAGCACATCTCTAATAGCGGCTCAGTCTCCGGTCAAATGGTACGAGGGCAAAACGGCTCAGAAGCCGAGTGATATTGTTCATAACCTGTTGCGTTGGCGCACAACGCTATATGAGGTTTGTGACGTTTTATGGGAAGCTGATGACACCCTACTCCGCATGTTCCAGGGATTCGATGAGGGGAATCCCTATGACATGGTAAACGTGTTCCTTTACGATGAGTCAATACGGGCTCGGGTTCAGTGCGACCAGGGCGGCCGGATACACATCGTAGATGATCAGCAGCTTATGATTGACTCAGACCGTTCGGGTCTGACAACCATTTTTGCAATTTCGTCGCTACCCGGCATCGCAGATTTTGGCGGGCCCATGGCGATCCCCCGCAAGCCTGAGTTTGAAGTCCCCTTTGTGACGGCGAATGGCTTTTATTGGGATGGTGCTTTCGTAGACGGTAAGCCCGATGCCGATGAATTTTGTTCCATAGCGCCCGGTGGGAAACCCCTGTGGCGTGGCCCTAGCCCACAAGATAAGCCGAAACAGACCGTATCTAGCCAGGACCATCTAAACCAGATCGCGGGGCGGCACGAGGCGAAAATCAATAACCCAATAGAAGAATTTCGCATCGAGCTACATGGGAATTATCTTGGTGTGTTTGACTGTGCTTACAGCGAACAATTCACAATGGATTTACAAGCATCTCAGAATCCGCGTGGCATTACGTGGTCTGACAAACCGCTTTACCTTCGCCACGTAATGGCTACTTACAATTCCATGAATACTTTTTGGGATATGAACTGCTCTTTTGAGCCCGAGCATGTCACAACTGATGGTGTTTATACTGAGTGCCCTTCCTTCCCCCCGCTCGGTGGAAACCTGCCGCTCCTTCCCCCACCGGAAGAAGTGCCAGGAGCGTTACTGACCGGGGCCTCGGTCAACTATAAGTCGGCCCTTGGTGATTTGTGGACAAAACGATTAACCCAAGGGGTTACAGATTTGGTCCAAGATCCTTTCTGGCGGGTAAAACAGGCCACAGATTCGCCGGCGTCCGCAATTGTTTTCCGCTGCGGGATCGGGTTTATCAAGCGTTCTACAGATGCTTTTGCATCGGTTGATGTTGACGTTACCCCCTCATCAGACCCGCCTAACAATGCCGGTGATTCACCAGCGCCAACAGTTGCCAGTGTTACTTTTATTCAGGGCGAAGGGTCTTACATTAATCAGGATGAATTTGTATTCCTGGCTACCTGGCAAAACAGTGGTGGCACTTGGCGAAGCTGGTTAGCATACACAGATGATAATGGTTCAACTTGGTCCTGGAAAAATATTGGGATAGAAGGGCTAGAGAAAGTAACCTCGTTTGGCTCGACAACGAGTGTTTATAATGGTTCGGCCGATGTTCAGAATCTTTCAGGTTACTCCAACAGTGGGATGCACAAAACGCTTTGTGTCTTGACCGAGACAAAAGCCGTGCAAATTTGGGCTGACAACGGGCCAACCTATCGTATACAGGGTACTGTTATTGACATCTCTGGTGATACCCTAACGCCAGGGGGAACGGATTATGTGCTTAATCCAGGTGATGAAACAAGCGGGAATACTCCCTACGAGATGTCGGCCGTTGCGATTGGCCCAACCAAATTTTTGCTGGCGTGGATCTATTACAATGGCAGTATATGGCCCGGTATAAAATTGGCGATTGGGACGATAAGCGCGACTGTCATTTCTATGAGTTCAGTAGACTCATTTGCTGTAACTAACGACGCGGATTGTGTGCGGATCTCTATGTTTGATGAGGATGCTAGTCTAGTTGTCTATGGTAGCGGGTCGATAACTGGTGGGGCCAGGGTCGTTGTAACAACCGGGGCAAACCCTACGCATGGTTCAGAACTTCCTTTAGGTACTTTCGGCCGTTCTGTAGACGTTGCCACATTATCTACTACCCATGCTGTAGTTATTAGCGAGGACAATGGTTCTGGTAATAGTTATGGGAATGCCATTGGCATTGGTCGATTCGGAAACAACCTTTACAAAAGTTCTGGTCTTACTTTCGGCAATGCGGCCAGCAAGATTGTTCATGAAATAGGTGTTCGCAAGTTAGATAGCACACGGTTTGTGATTTCTTGGTATGAGGATGTCTCGACTTATGAATATGGATATTGTCGAGTTGGCACGGTGGGCGGTCCATATACCATTCCTACAATTGATCTGTCTACCCCTGCCGCATGGGATACATTCAGTTTTGATGTCTATGAGCAAAATTTAGCAATAATCAACCCTGAGTTTTTTATTGTTGGCTACAAGCCACAAACAGGGACATACCCAGATGTCCGCCATGTTTTAGGTAAGGTCAATGCTTCAACAAACGCAATCACTTACGGAACGGTTGTGGATAATACGGGTGATGCTTCGGGATATGGTTTTTCAATAGAGGTATTATCTGGTACTAAGGGCTTATTGGTTAGATGGAATAGTAGTTCCGATCTTGACGGCTGGACAATTAATTGGGACATTGGTGACTATGCCGCAAGGGGACTTGGCCTAAGTATCGGCAAGTCGGCCGGTGATAAGGTATGGGTAACGGGCAATCTAAATGCCGTGTTGTATGCTCAAGAGTTTGCCCTGCCGAGTCTCGCTCTTAGTAACACGTTCTCTATGGGGGTGGCTGCTTTTGCAGCTACAGAGGCTAAGACACGGCTTGCTTATCCATTTGTCCCGTTTGGTTATGATGATGTTGTCTATGTATTTGGCCGTATGTATGATCCTCAAAGTCTCGGAATAGAGACCCATATTATTCGCACTCTCAACGGCGGGGCTGCTTGGGCGCTGATCGAAAACACATGGGGTGTAGACCACTGTGGGGCGTTGATCATTACTACCCTCGGTTATATGTACGCCATCAGGAATAGGGCTGCTCAGGCGAAGCTATACCGGGACAATGCCGACAATGCCTTGACCCTACGACTAACTCTGCCCTTCGATGCGCCGGTAGCGCCTCATGGTATGACTATCAATTTCTACAATGGGGATGCTTACATCTGCTCCTGGTTTGCAGATCCTATTATGGTTGTGCAGGTCAACACCCCGTTTGTTATTTATTCGGACCTGACTTTCAACCATGACAATACCGATGGTATTGAAGCCATCATCAGAATGTAGTAAGGTTTAATCATGTACTCTGATTATCGTGACATTCAAGCGGCCAGGAACAACCGCCTTCTTTTGCTTGAAGATAAGATTATTGTCCGGCCGGCTGAAATCGTTTCAGAGGGTGGGGAGACAACCTATTTGGCCCTTGGTACAAACTGGACTTGGGTAAGCTACTCAGGGCAAAAAGAGGCCAACAAAGCCCCTGTCTGGAATCCCACAACCCTAAGAGAGGAAGGTACTGCCGTCCTGGTGGCCCGACAACCAACATTCCCGTACCGATGGGAGATCATTGGTGTCAACAGTTCCTATGAAGTGGATACTTCTGTAGTCCCTATTAGCCAGTTCAATACTGGCCTACATGCTTCAAGTCATCGAACCGCAGATGAATCAGACCCAGGTCCTGACCCGGTGGATGTTTTCCAACCCATGATGTATGTATTCAAAACCGTTGGAGACGGGGCGACATTGACGGTTTCAACCTATCCTTATGATTACAATCACGGTGGGAGCTCAAAGTTTTTTCCTGGTGCTGATACGGACCTAACTTCTTCTGTCCCCGCTGCCGGCCTAATAAGAAACGTCCTTATTTATTTGGATCGGCTGACTAATATTCTTTATACCGTGGAAGGTCCCACGGTTATTGATAATGGGATTATTCCTGTCCCGCTTCCGCTTCCACCCCACGATGAAGTAACGAAATCAGCATGGGTTACTTTGGCTAATGGGCAAACTGATGTCACAACAGCAGACGACATTGATGATGGCCGAGACTTTCTAGGTGATGGCTCAGACTCGGCCGTGCCAGCCCCGACAGGGCCGGGGCAAGTTTTTATGTCAGATGATGTCTCCATTCCTTTTTGGGCGACTCCTGTTATTGCTCATCCAGACGATGGCGGTGGCTGGCTAACTAACGAGGATGGCGATCTAATAGTGGTAGGTTAATATGGGACTATTACATAGCGAACAAACAAAAGTACATCCAATTATTGATGCCGATCTTATCTATGCAAATGAGACGACCTTGCTTGCCGCTACGGGTTTTACCTCGGAACAGGTCGGCATGGTTGGTAAGGCTACGGCCGAAGATTCTTATTGGATATTACGTGATGAGAGCCCGGTAACATGGGGGAAAATCCTGCTCTCACCCATTATCCAATACGGGAAGGTCGTCAATGCAATGGGCAACCAGTCAGGTGCTGTCACTCTGGACCTGGATGACGGTAATGTTATTACCCTTACCCAAACGGGTAATATCACTTTTACTTTCGATAATCCACAGGCCAGCGGAATCGAAAGCTCATTTAAGTTAATTATTACCAATGACGGTAGTTCGCCTTGGACAAGAACATGGCCGGGTAGTGTCGATTGGCCGGGTGGCACAGAACCAACCTTGACCGGCACAGCACTTGCGGTTGATACCTACACTTTCTTCACTACTAATGGCGGGACCATTTATCAAGGTTTCCTACCAGGGGCAGATATGAAATAATGTCTAAGTTCGGGTACGAGACTCCGGGTGGATCGGATCAGGCACTTGCCGCAGACGAGCATTTTGTGAGCCAGCATGTTTGTGGCTTTGATGGAGTCCTCTATAGTATGAGTGCTTATGTGAAAAACGCTGCGGTTGGCGAGCTATTCCGGTTTTCCATATACAGTGACAACTCAGATGTTCCAGATGTACTTATTGCTCAAACCGTGCTGATTGTTGGCACTGGTTCTGATGAATGGTATTCTGCTGAACTTTCACAACCCTTGGCCGTGAGTAATGGTATCACCTATTGGCTTGGTGTTCATTCGGATGACGCAATCACATTGGTATATGACTCTGATGTTACTTTGAATTCAAGAATTGTGTCTGATACGTGGCCCTATCCACTCCAGCCTTGGGCTGGCGGCAGCAACGTAACGCGAGAATATTCAATCTATGCCAATACTGCCCGAATAACGTCTACAAGGAGATGGATCGGATATAAAGGGGGTATGTTCAAAAGCGAAACCCCAAACTACGATGAGAACGGGGCTGCTACCGATCAAGTGTTTTTGACTGAGGTAGTTGCTCAAGAGGATCTTACACTAGAGAAAATCTGGTGCTTTTTAGATGAAACGTTTACAAGTTCAGACTCCATACGATTCGTCATGTACTCTGACAATGCCGGAACTCCAGACGCTTTACTTGGGCAATCAGACCCAATCGTTGGGGCAAGTACAGAACAATGGTACAGCGAAGATTTGCAATCCACTATTGACATTACAGAAGGTGCAACATACTGGATAGGTCTTCAAGCAGATTTGGTTGTTGCGTCGTTTACTAACAATCCTTGGGGATGGTTTGAAAGCAGGGATTATTACACCGTTGGAGACACTTATAGCGATGGGCCAGAAGATCCCTGTAATTCGCCGCCCAGTGATACCAACTATGGCGAGAGTGCGATGTACGCTGAGGCAATAGAAGATGTTGGTGGTGGTAGCGATGTGCAACAGGGCATTCTTATTAGTATGCTATAATGAATTCAACCTTGGAAAGAGGGGACTCTTTAATAGTACCAATGTCATATTTAGAACAGAGTGAATGACAGGTATGCTAATGCTAACCATGATTTTTTTACAGGTAGCCGAAGGTCCCCAGAATGTCATGACGTTGCAATGGGTGATTATTACTGCTTTGGCTGGAGTATGCGTCATCCTTTTTAGGCTGCTCCAAAAAGCCAATGAGAACAATAGTGATAATCAGACTGAATTGCTAGAAAAGACCTTGGCAGGTTTAACGGAAACCACTAGCGCCGTTGACGGTTTAGCAAATGCTATCGAGGTCTTCCTGCAACAATTCTCTATCGCTAGGGAATTGGATAAGCTGAGACAGGACCTGAAAAATGCTAACAAAAAAGATTGAGGCCCGGCTCAAGAATCATTGGTTTATCCTTATTAAGAAGCCCACAAATGGCCGTCATTCACTTGTGGAATTAGATGCAGCTTTGATAGAACTTAATGGAAATGTGCGTCGGGTTTGTGATCTTGTTGAGAAAATGACGCTGGACACTAAGGTTGCAGAAAGGATGATCAAAGACAATGTTTCCAACAGTATTGATAATTCTTAGCCTTGGAGTCGGGTCAGTTATTTCATTTACAGCCACCGCCGTTTTTTGGTTTCCTTTATGGCGATCTGAGCATTCTGGAACGGCTCATGCTTTATTCCTGACCAATGCCGGGTTAGCCTTGGTAGTGATCTTCAAACTTGCCCAAGTCATAGGAACACTCATTGAAGGTGGGGAATGTGACTTCCCTTTTAGCATGGCATCTGCTATGCTGATGGCAGCGGTAAGTGTTTTTCAGTTTGCCCTAATGAAGGGCTATTTTAATACTCAGCAGAGAAAGGAGAAGTAGGAAATGGTAGAAGTTAGTACAGGTACTTTAACGGTCACAATCGTCATTATAATCTGGACGGCAATCCAGACTTTTGCCCTGGAATATCTTTGGTTTGTTGAAGATAAGTTCCAGAAGCTGGATGAGAAGAAAAAGAAAACGGTCAATGCTGTGGGCATCTTAATCATTGTTGTTTTCGCCTATGTTATGGCGTTACTTAAAGTTTTCGATACCTTCACACCAGATTTGGCCGGAGCGATGACCGCAATTGGCGTCTACTTTGGCGCATTAGGCATTGGGCAAGGCGTCCACCGAGCAACTAAACGGTCCAAACCTCGACCCTAATTGTGAAACCCTGGCGCGTGGCCTACTTCAACCGGGGTAAGCCCTGAAACGTGATGACATGGAGATGGATAATGCTCCTAGTATTTTCCATCTCCGTGTTTTGGACGTGCGTGTTCACGTTCGTATTGGTGATTAACCCGGTCTACCAGAACCCGATGGACGGTATTCCTAGAGACATTATCCCCGTAATCCCGGACATCATTCGACAAGTATCCTTCTAAGGAGTGTTATGAGCCGTATAGGAGTTCACGTAAAAACAGGGTCACGAAATGGGTACGGTCTAGTTTGTGACGAAAAGCCAGCAGAGGTGTTTGCAGTAGGGGAAGGCGGGGCCGTAAAGGAAGCCAAGGAAAAAAGCGGTGGTCATACCTGGGGCATTTATAGAGACATTTATTATTACGGGGATAATCCCAACCTTAACAATATGTCGGTAGCTGAGGCTATCGCTATGGCCGATTATATGTATCCCCTATTGAAAGAGCGGTGGTTGCTTAACCCGGCCGATTATTATTCCGCCATCAATGAAACGGGGGCAAATGACCCGCGTGTCATGACTGTGGCTAACGCTTATGAAATGCGTATCATGCAATTGGCAGCGGCCGATGGCTTCAAGATGTGCATCTGCAATTTGTTCTCGGGGACACCAGATGATGGCTCAGTTCACGGGGGAGCGCCCAACGGGGGTATGGAAACCTGGAAGCTGAACTACGGCGACCATATTGCCGCTGGTTTTGAGATGGGGCACATTTACGGCCGTCATGTCTATGGCTTTCCCGATCTAGTCCCCTTGACTTCCAATACTGACCGGGCGTTTCGGGAAGCGGAATGGCTGGAGTCTCAGGGTCTGTATGGTGGCCTTGCCATTACCGAGCTAGGTCTTGAAGGTGGCATGAAGCCTATTGAGCAAGGCCACATGATGAGCCAGATGGCTCAGTTTGATGCGTTTATGCAAGGGACTCGGGTTAATAGAAAGTTCCTTGTTGGCGCGGCATGGTGGACCTACGGTAACTGGCATGGTGTCAATATTGAAAACTCATCGGTCGCCATAGCCGCGTATCTTCGAGCTAATCCCTCTGACCCGTGGACGCCACCGGAATACACACAGCCACCGGTTGAAGAAACGGTAGAAAAGTTTCTATGGTCTGCTACCGTCACCGAGCAAGAGACTTGCGGGATCCGCTTAAATGATGAGGCGGGATTAGAACAGGCAATCAAGGGCAAGGGGCTCATCCCGGTAATAAGTGAAATCACGGCCGGTTTCCCTGGCGACATTACCCGTGTTGTCCAAGCTGGAGAGGACCTGGAGCATGTTAAGCCCCGAGAAGTATTTGTCTATGAACCGGGCAAACCAATCCGGTCCTTCACAGACCCCTATAAACTTTCGCCGGGGTTCAAACTCGAAGTGTGGCCAGCGCAAACCTGGATTATCACTCAGCGGTTTGGAGAAAACCCTGATAATTACAAACAGTATTGTGACTCGAATGGAGTTTGTCTAAAGGGTCACAACGGTTGGGACATCGCCGCTCCTATGGGTTCGGCGTTTTATGCGGCCGTAAGTGGACAAGTTGTCCAGGTCAGCTACTCGGATGGTTACGGTTGGCATGTTCGCATCCAGACCGGAGACAATCTCATCATTTATGGACATGCGGCTTCTAATATCCCGGTCAAGGTTGGGCAAAATGTTAAAGCGGGTCAGATAATTGGATACAGTGGTAATACCGGCAACTCGACCGGCCCACATCTCCATTTCGAGATGCGTAGATGCCCAGGTCTACCGGATTGGCCGTGGTGCATTATTAATCCCGGCCCGTATCTGGAAGCAATTTATAAGCCACCGACATCGACAGGCGTCAATATGCGGCCGTACTTCCGGCCTGTGGAAGCTGGCGTAGCGCCTTTCTTTGTGCTCCAGCATGGTAGCGGCCCGACCGAGGACATCCAGGTCCAGGTCATGGGCGAAAGCATCTATGTCGTGAAAAATCATCAATATGAGCACATGCGTATTCACAATGGATACGTTGAGCGCCGTGAGGACACAAGTCGGGGCGGTGGGACCATGTATATCCTAGACGATGGTTATGGGTGGTCCCGCTGGTGTCCCGAAGTTTGGGCGGTGGGTGATGCGTTTTATCGAAGCCCCACTGTTAGGGTCATGGACAAGAATTGCAATCCCATCAGTAACGATTTGGTAGGAAGCTGGCTCAGGTTTAATAAACTCCATCCCGTCTGGACATCGCCACCATCTAACGCTTCGCCCAATGGCATTACCTTAAAGAATGTTGTTGAATTGTCTTTCGCTTGGTCTCGGGACGGCGCGTGGTTAGAGCGTTATTTCATCCCGCCTAACCTTGGCCCATACTGCGAATGGATGAACAATTCTGGTGGTCATAGTTGGATAAGTGAAATCCCGGCAGGTCGGCCGCCACTCCAAAGAGAGGTGATCCACTGTATGGGTTAGCATTGTCACATAATAAAAAATGTGGATAATGTAATTATGTGTAGGCTACCCGAGTCCGCGTCCGCTCCCCTAGCGGTTTTTACTCCTTTCCACCCCTAGTTGCCCGAGCTAGGTATTTGAGGCCGATCCATTTGGATCGGCCTCTCCTTATTTAAGGAGTTCCCATGAAATTGGTAATTTATTTATTGTTTTGCATTATTGGACCTGATGATGTTTGTCTCCCTTTGGTTGATTGGCTTACGTTATTAGAAAAAGTGCCGTCCATATATAATCCATTAGTCGCTCCCCCCATAGAAGAAATGCCCATATTGGCGTTCAATTATTGGCCCTACGAATGGATTGGAGGCCAATGGGTAATGATGAATAATTGGCGGGGGCAATGTGATTCTGACTGTAGTTATTTTTCAAATGGCATTCATACCCGCTTAGAATGGATGAATCAATCAGCCGCATGTATAACCGGGTGGACAGGAAGATACCCACACAACACAAATGTTGTTACTTTGCCGGGATTTGGTGATTACGTTTGTAATGATTCGTTTGGAGATCCTGACTACCGCACTCCGCGTTTCCAGGAAGAATTTGGCATGTGGGTAATTCCATTAGACCGTTTTTCTCCTGACCCAACAATGGAACTTGTGTGGGATTGGAGCTTGTCATCCATATTAGTTAGCCAGGAGCCACCGCAATGACTGAATTAGAAGATAATATGGCAGGGGTGATTCGGCAGTTTCAACTAACAGAGGATCGGCCGTACCTGGAAGATCCTGAAAAGGAATACCGGTTTCATGATGAGCGCAAGTGGCGGTTTGATTTTGCGTGGCCGAAATACATGATTGCCTTTGAAGCTGAGGGGGGAACATGGATTGACGGGGCACATACTAGGGGCAAACACTTTGAGGAAGATTGCGAGAAGTACAATGCGGCTGGCGTATTAGGCTGGCGCGTGTATCGTTTCACGACCGATATGATTATTGACGGCCGACTATTCAACACCCTAGAACAGTTGTTTGCTCCGTTCTAGTTAATCAGCCGGATATTTTTTCTTTGCCCCACAGTGTTTACAACGCAAATTCCACCGTTCATATACAACCGGGTTGCCATGCTTATCACGGATGAACATCGGCTGGCTGTATATGTGGTCCGAAGTATAAAGGGGTTCGCTATGCTCTATCCAGTCATGATGATGATTTGGTGATTTGCTACACCAGTCGTGTACCCATTCATCGTTTTGAAATGAAAACCAATATCCTCGTAGCATATCATTAGGAAATGCACTAAAAGTTTTAGTTGTCAGGGTTGTCATTTTTCTCTTCCATGAATTTGAGAAGGCCATCAAACCCGCCGGCCGCATCAGGGCTGTTCTCACCGGTCCCGTTCCATAGAACATGGCTTAATAATGAAGATGTCATCCATTGGTCAAACATGCCTTTTCTGTAACCGCGGGCGTAGGCAACTGAATAAGCAAGCAAAAGTAATAGAAATAAGGTTATTTTACCAAGTCCATATCTAATCATTTCTCTCTCCTGTTTTCATAATATCGTTTAGGGTGGATAGTCTCATTCACGGAGATCAGTATCCCCTTCCTTCCAAGCGCCAGAACTAGCGCGTCAAAAACAATTTGTCTCTCATAATGGGTGAGCAGCTTCTCCATAGCGGCATCACAATTGTTGGTTGGCATCCATACCCGCGGCCGGGTTTTGGTTTTCTTAATATCCAACCGGTCCCGGATGACTTGGGAGTCTTGCTGGAAATCGAGAAGCAATTTCCGAACCGTGTCACCGTGGACGCCAATAAGGGCCGCGGCTTGGGTGTAATTACAGCCACAGCTTTTGTATACAGATTGGACGAAGGCGCGTAATTCCGCACTGTCCGCCGTAGTTGGTACTTGAATCCCGTTTATTTTGTTCATAACATATGTTATGGCCCATCAGGGGGCGATTCTACGGCCGATTGTTCCCGCGTTTCAAAGAAATCTTTCAAAACGGCGGTGTTTCGCATGATCAATCGTGCGTAGAAGGCGGTATAATTATTGTTCAGCCTGTATTCGTCTCCCCCGGTTTGCAAAGCAGCGTCATATCGAAGGCTTTCAAATATGGCTTTCATACCAAAATGGGTTATGCCCCGTTCCCGCAGAGCCAGGGCTTTCTTGACGATAACCGTGTAGACATGCGGGTTAGCGGCGTGGAACTCATAAAAACGTTCTTCTAGGGTCGAGTCAGGGTCGTGACTGACAATCTGGATTGGGTCTAATACCCTTTCTGGAAATAAATCTAGCTGATTGTTCATGTACTTCTCCTAAAATAAACTAGGTTGATTAGGGCTAGGCTTCTTACGGCCTTTCTTGGGCGGCCGGACCACAGCCCCCCTACCCTGCTCAAAGGCTTCTAATTTGTCCAGGTCCAACCGCTGGCGACAGTCCACCAGAAGATTATTAAATTTAAGGTCTATCCCGATCCCGGTTAGCCCGAGCGTCCTGGCTTCTATCATGGTGGTTCCGGATCCGACAAAGCAATCCAGCACGACCGGCGGGATAACATCCGGCCGGTTGCAATCGCAAGTAGGCGTCCAGCCCTTGGTCATAATTTCTACTGTCTTATGAAGGGTGCTACCCCCTTGGCCGTGTTTCATGCCGCTGTCGGCTGAGTATGGAAGGACCGGGTTGGGATTGTCATGGCGGGCCTGCGGTTCTCCCTTCTCAATTTCCCGTTGCCACTGGTTTCCACAGCTGGGGCAGGCCCCATGTCTGGAAGTGGATGCTTTCAGCATGTCCTTGACCAAGGCCCGCGGCCAAACAGCATAATGATTGCCACCGTAGCCGGTAGGATTAACCTGGAAGGCCAATGGCATCCCTTCCTCATCCACCAAATATCCGCCCGCGGCCAGGACCTGTTCTAGGTGACTGAGATATTCCCTTTGCTGCTCGATGACCAAGGACAGGGAGTCAAAGAAGGTGTCAGAGGTCCGCCAGTTTCGCCAGTCCAATCCATAGAACTCGTTTTCTCGGCCGTCCCGGTGCTGGCTGTATTGTTGGTCCGGGTGGATGGTCTCAGCCTTCGCACGGCGCGAGAAGCTGTGCCGGTTGACGTTCGGCCGGGAGCGGGCCATCGAGTGCGGGACTTGTCCCGGAGCGCCGTTGATATTCTTGTGCCCATCATGGACGGCCCGCCTTGATCTCTCTAATGATGCTTGGGTAGCGGGTCTGAGGACCGAGTACCGGTCATAGAAGTATCGCTCAGCCTTCGAGAAGAACAGTATTTCCTCATGATATGTACCCGGCCGATCGCTGGCCGACGATGGCATGGCGTTCTTTTTAATCCACGGGGGTTTGCTCCGCCAATACCAACCATCAGTTTGTAGGGCCAGGGCAACACGGTAAGGGATGCCATAAAGATCCTTGGGTTTCAAACCGGGCGGGACTGGAGCGCCCACGTTTTTCTCGACAGCCTGTCGATTATTCATGTAGGTGCCGGCCCCGGCCTCGTACTTAATGCCCTTCTTGGGATCGCGCACCCAACTATCGGCCAAGTTTATCCAGACAGTGCCGGTTGGGTGTAGTACCCGCCAAACTTCTTTCATGACAGTGCGTATATTGCACACGTAGCAGTTTCCACATGGCGGCCGGCCGATGGCCCAAGCGTGACAATCGTGTAACGGCTCTCGGCCGAGTTGCCCTTCAACCCCATAGTCCCGGAGCGAATAATATGGCGGGGAGAAAGCGATACAGTGGACCGTTTCGTCGGCCAGGGGGATGCTCAGGGAGTCACCGTTAATCAGATGAATCATTCGTTTCGCTTTTGATGAGCTATACAATACCGATGATACGATTTCTTTTTGTCCGGCGAAACAAATCTGGGTAGATCCGGCCGAAGAACCTTCTTACATAAATGGCAGCGAACGTAATCACCTTCTTTTCCAGCGACATAATTCCAACCAGAGGCTTTCAGCGCGTCCCATATTTTAGATTTTTCTAGATCCATTAGAACATCCTTGCTTGCTTAGGCCCATCATCAGGTTCTGGTTTCCAATTTTCGAGAATCTTGCGGACATCATCTCCGCCGTGGCGATAGTAGTTCCACCAAAACTCTAACCGTTCCCGGCTTATCCTGGCGTAATCTTTCCCGCCTTCAAGCCCTAGACCGGCGTCCCAACCGGCCAACATAGCTCCTATAGCTTCGCTTCCCGCGCCTGAATAAGGGATGAGTAGACGGCGTTCGCCTACCGACTCGGCTGGAAGAAGCAGCGTAGCCAGCCATTTATTTAAGGCGATGGGCTTTAAGGTTGGGTGATTGTTTTTCTTACGGGTGCTTCCGCGTTGGTAGGCATTGTCGATCTCCTTTTTACGGCCGTCGTTGACTGTTCCGCCATCGCCAGTAACCCCGGCGTTGCGCTCAGCCTTCGATACCTTGGCCTGATAGAAAGCGCCCGGTGCCATGGCGATCCGCTCATGGATTTCGTGCGCCCAATGGCTTTGCAGAAAATACCGGGCGGCCGTACCTTCGTCCGCGTGTTCGACCATCTTGGTCCCTATGGGCCTGTTTTCTTTTCCATAGGCGTTTGGTGAATACCCGGCCGCACTTGCTTTCTTGACCGAGCCCTTCCCACTTTTCAATATTCCAGATTGTTCGCCCATTTCTTTCACCGGGCATCCATCCATACATTCCCAATTGATAACGGTCTCTAAACCATCGTCGTCCGCATACCCACTCGTGGCGAGGCCGGCTGGCGGAGTCGAATCCCCAGCTCGGGAATTAGACTCATATGTTTTGGTGTCTTTCTGTACCCGCTGTTTGGTAGCCCTGACTTTCTTCGCCCCCGCCGGCCGACATCCTGGAAGGTGCGTAAGGACTAAATTAGCGGGCCAGCGCCCCCCCTCATTCTGTACCATTGATCGAACTCCAGTCTTAAATGTTCCAATGCTATCATTTGGTTTAATAGTATTCGGTTCTCTTTCCCATGTTTCCCCTTTTGCTGATACCCTACCCCCGCCAATGTTTAGTGCCGATGTGCCATAAGTGAGAGCCCTGTCCACGTATGTCCCATCATATGGCGCACGAAAGCACAATATGGGCTCTTGGGCGGGCTTCAACAGATTGCCATAGCCATCCCAACTTTTGGCATCTTCACTAGCTGGAGCAGTAATATCAAAGCTACCGTCATTTTCCTCGTAATAGTCCCCAGGTCGATAGCCTAGTTCTTCATTTAGTTCATTTCTCTTTTTTAGTGAAGTCCCTTTCCCTTGACCTATTATTTCCCGGACTTCGCCCGCGGCCTTATCAATTGCTTTCCCAATGTCATACACCTTTGGATAGCCTGAGCCGTAGGACCAATGCAGGATCTCATCGAACTTTTCCCAACCCCCGAGCCGGATAGAAAGCGACAGGAGATCGGAAGTGCGGGTCCCGCCATAGGCAAAGAGAACCGCGCCGGGATATACCATGTTTTCCCGGATGTCCCGCCATACAGACGGTGGGGGAATGACATCCCACTCAGCGTTCATGAACCCTTTCCCGGTATCATATTCAGCATCGGCTAACCATGCTTCCAATAGGCCGCGTATGTCCTTAACTGATCCGAGGCCATAGGGCGGGTCACAAAAGACCGCGTGAAACTTCTTCTCCCCCTTCCATGCTGCAGCGACTTCTCCAACGTCGGCCGTAATTATTCCGAACGGTTGTTCTTGGTCCATACTTCTACCTTTTCAAAATAGTGCATACCACAATAATAGCCCCACTGTTCCGGGTCAGGAATGAAGTTGCCTTTCTCATCGAGCGCCCATCGAAGCTGACCGAAGTGTCCACAATCTTTCTCACTACACAATATATATTTTTTATGGCCTTGGAGCCAGTATCTCATGGGAACACCAAAGGTCCTGGCAATTCTGTGTACGTTGCTTCGTTTTACCAATTCAAAATCAATGAAGTCGTTGGGGTTCGCCTGTATCTGTTCATAATCTGGACCGATCATAGTGTAATCTCCCTACGCTGTAAGTTTCTGAACGACATTAGTTGCCCGTGCCAATAGAGATCCGCTGTGCCTGTAGTCTGGTCACGGTTCTTGGCTACGGTTATCTCAGCGATATTCGGCCGTTCACTGGTATCGGGGTTGTAATATTCATCTCGATAGATGAGGATAATGGTATCGGAGTCCCCATTAGGGTCGCTACTGTTTCGGACATCGGCAATTGTGGGTCGGTTATCCTGCCTTTGTGCGATCTGCTTGGTGTTCAGTTGCAAGACAATAATGAGGACGATCTTTAATTCCATAGCGATCTGCTTGCAGCGCCGAGAAAGAACCGCCAGCCGCTGAGTCTCGTTATGGTACGGTTCTTCAACGTCCATTTGGTGCATCAAATCCACAGCGGCTATTTTCAGGCCGCGTTTCATTTTTATTCTCCGGCACTTGCTGAGCAGTTGTGAGGTTGTTAGCCGTGTATCGTCCAGGTCCATTGGCAGGGTCGATAACTCCCCTACATGCTGATAGTACGTAGGCCATTCAGAGTCCGCCATTCCCCCGGCCTTCATTCTGGAAACCGGGATCCGCGTATCTGAGGCAACCTGTCTCTGAAAATATTGAATGGCTGGCATTTCGAGCGTAAACATCGCCCCGCTATGCCCTTCTTTGGCCGCGTTGAACATAATTTGCCGGACAAAACTTGACTTACCCATGCTGGTATCGGCAGCAACTAATACCAGAGCGCCCTGCTCGAACCCCCCGCCTAATAGTTTGTCAAGATCCATAAAGCCAGTGGGGATCATATCTGATACACCTTCCTGGCTCAGCCGCTCCATTTTGTCTATGTGCTCACGGGCTACGTCCCCTATGTGACGGGTAGCTTTCCCGTCACGTTCGGCCAGGGCGACATCAAAGAGGGCTTCTTCGCTTTGGGCAATCGCATCGCTGGCGCTGATTTCGCCATCAAATGCCAGGGTAGTTATCTCCCTCGCGGCATTGATGAGTGCCCGCTTTTTGGCCGCGTTAGTAATTAGCTTTGCATAGGCTTCAATATTGATGGATGTTGGTACGGCGTTGATGAGGCCGACAATATAGGCTTCCCCGCCTATTTCTTTTAGTTGTTCCTTTGCAGTTAGGTTCGATGACAGTGTGACAAGATCAACCGGCGTCCCCGTTTCTGAAAGTTCAAGGATGGCTTCAAATATCCAGCCGTTGGTAATTCTATAAAAATGATCTGCTTTTAGAAAATATGAAACATCATGGATGGCCTCTGGATCAATTAACAAGCTGCCAAGAGCCGCTTCTTCCGCTTCTATCTCCGAAGGTACTGCAAAAACATCCTCATCCTGTGGTGATCCTTGACTCATTTCGCTCACTCCTTAGTGCTGTGAATAGTTGTTTGAACTCTCTTTCTATCGTTTTCTCATTGTGCTTCCCCATGTTTCTGAATCTGCTTTCACCCATACGCCCTATCACGTTTTGCGTTACAGGTGAGGTGAAATCCACGGCGTTCCTTTTTTTGCCCCGCCACTCTAACATTTCGGCCCAAGCCTGATTTGTTTCTTGGTCCGGCCGATTGCTCCTGTCAATCTGGATCTCGTCAATACAATTCTCTAACTCATCGAGCAGAGATTTAACGGCTGGCTTTCCTTCATAGTGACCGTTTTCCTTCCACCAGTCCCGGAAGCTATGAACCTGCTCAGGCGTTCGACTGTGCATAACGAGGGTTGCCGCTGCCCTAACCATAGGATCGCGCTCATCAAAGGGATTACAATGCCCCTTGCAAGTGCCAGCAATCTCAGAAGTCATTTGTTGAAGAAGTTCGGCCCCATCATCAAGCAAATCCATATCTACCGGTATTTCCATCCAGTTAAAGTTAGTTTCCTTTTCTTTATAAAGATTAACTGATGGATCGGGTGACATTGACGACATTTTTGGTGTCGTAAATGTCGGGGGTGACATTTTGTCACCCCCCATATATGGGTTTTCGGTTTCGGGTCTGAATGGGGGTCTTTTGGGAAGTCTGTCGGCTGAGAGGCGGAATTTATTTGTTCCGTGTTGGCCGACTCCTTCTCTGATTAAAATTCTGTCGGCCAGGAGTTCTTTGGTAACTCGTTGTATCTGTCTTTCTGAGTAGCCTGTTTTCCAAGCCATGTATTCTACAGATGGATAAATGTTTCGCCCCTCATCGTCCGCGTGGTCAGCATAAGCCAGGGCAACGGACTTCTGACTTTTTCCTAATCCCGACTGGTAGACCAAGGTCATCATTTGAATGCTCATTGTGGTCTCCTGATACAAAAACGCCTGATACCCTCTGTCAGGGGCGGCGTAAGCCGGTTCAAGGAGCGTAACGGAGAGGTCGGGGGTCTCCGAAGCCGCCCCTGACAGAACATAGCAGGCGTTTTCTGCTTGAACCTGATTGTTAATTATGGCACCGACCTAAAATTATCTTAATCCTTTTCTATTAGCGCGTCAAATCAATCTTCATTATTCATCCTTTTATCCAGCCAATTGATAGTAATACTAGCAATCTGAAATAGTTCATGTTCGACCGTATCATCATGATCATTAGCCAAAACAGATGCCAACTCTCCCACTTCCTGCACCATCCGTTTCAACCAGTAATCATCATCTTTATCCCGCCAACGATGGGCATGTTGAGCAGCTATGTCTGCGGTCAAATCAACAATTGGATAATCCATCAATTTTCCTTCTTGAACCCATATTCGTTATAGATTTTTTCGTAGGACTGGACTCCGAGGCCCAAGATGAAGGCTAAAAATTCTTGGCGCGTTACTTGGGGACGATGTTCCTCTGATAGTTTCTTAAATTCTTGGACAATATGCTTTTGCATATCGTGGTTTAATTGTTGCTGCACCCCTTTGAACACATATTTGCGTTTGAGTATTTTTCCGTCTTTATAGGCAGAGAGCCCCAATTCCATGATGTATTCCATGAACACATTTTTGAACGGTTTTGGTAAGTGTTTATCCCCCAATTTATAGATGCGTGTGAGTAGCCCGTCCGGTATTCTCGTTGATACGCGAGTATTTCTTATTGGCTTCTTGTATTTTACAATCATAAGGCACAATATTAGCGGTACAGGGACTTGCTGTCAAGTCAGGGTTGCTTATGGGACATGGTTTTGCTACAATCTGGTCATGAAATCTGAACTGCAAGTCACAACCCTATTATGGATGCTGAGCCAAGACCCTGACATCGGCTTGATCAAGGCGCTAGTAGAAAAGTGGGAAAAGGATACCCCAGGTCTTGTAGATATTAGGATCGCGGTTAAGGAGTTGCACAAAGTTAAGGAAGCGGGTGAGGAAATCGCGTTACGTTGGATCGTTAAGAAGATGCAGCTTATGGCGTGGTTTATAGATGAAGATAAATTGATGGAAGAAATGCAAGCTATCCAGTATTACGACGACGATAGTTTGTATCGCCAGGGGCTATTATTTGAATCCCGTATGGATACAGGAGAAGTGGATGAACAAATTAAAGCGTAGGCATTGGGCGTTATTTAGTGACGGAGCGGGTGCGGGAAAGTCTACCTTCCTCGGGTCTAATGTGCGGCGGCCAGCTATTGTAGTCGATACTGACGGCCGCTTTGGAGCGGTTGCGCCATTAGCAGACGGCGAAATTATCTATCCAAAACAGTTCATCGATCCCCTGACCCTGGTTGAGGAATTGATGGTATTGGTAGTAGAAAAAGAGGCCAAGACGGTTGTCTTTGATTCTTTGACGAAGCTGTATTCTGTTCATGCGCGTATTGGCTACATGCGGGCCAGGGCCGGAAGGTCAAAGAACAAAGCCAGTGAACATATCGACAAGGCAAATGCTATGTCAGTGGCCAGGGATATAGCTGTATTTGGAACAGACATTTTTTACTGTTACCACAGGACACATGGGATAGACGGGATGGGAAACTCTGAGGTCCGGGACATGATCTCGGGCGTGGAAATGGCCCGCCTTGCAACTTCCATAAATGTGTCTTTGGAGTTCTTTCGTAAGAAGGATCGTTTTGGAATAACGGTAGTCGAGGCGCGTGATTTTGGTGGCCGACCTGCCAACACCGGTTTTACGCTCTATGATGAACCCGGCAATTATTGGGCAGGTGGGGCCGAGCGGCTGGAGCGCCTAATCTATTCCTCATTCCATTCCAGGGACGAAGCGATTAAGTGGGGCGCTAAGAGCCTTGGCTTGCTGCCAGAAGAAGCCGAGTCAGAGTATGAGCGCGTTAAGGATGTTGTGAGCCCTGAAACTAAGCCGGAAATGTGGATCGCGTGGGTTCAGCATGTCGATGATCTAGTAAAGGACAAAACAGAGGACAAAACAGAGGACAAAAATTCGCCGGCGTCGGCCCCACAGGAGCAGCCGGCAGCGGAAATTCAGGTCGAGGACACTGAACCCGCGTATGAAACTGACCTGGATAAGGACACTTTACGGGCCGGACTTAACACCCCTGATGCCACCATCGGCAAAGTGGTTTATGCTGCAGCCACGGTCAAAGATGACTTGACCAGTGTCGTTGACTACCTGCTCAGACTAAAGGAATACCCCTTCACTGATAGCCAGCAAGCGGTTATTGAGGCCGGGAAATTCAAGATTATTATGGACCAGAAGCTAAAGGGGACTACGGCTCAGGAAATGTATGATTGGCTTACTAAGCCAAAGGCACTTGTGCCCGAGGAAGAATTATTGTAAGCTGATAATGCGCCAAACACTCATCCTGATCCATGTTGGGTGAGCAGAAAGCCCGGTCACAGGACCGGGCTTTCACTTTTAGAGCCGCATCATATTTGTTGGGGGATTATTCAGGCGGGGGATGATCCAACATGAATTTATGATACGGATCAAAGGTTTCGTGTGGGTCATTGACTCCGGGCCAATCCCATAATGGCATAAAGGTATTTTCATACTCCAGAATTTCCGGGTTCAGGTTTCGATGGGCCTGAGCGTTATATTCCTCTTGCAAGGCCCACACCCAATGACCCATAAGAAAGATGTCGGTTCTTTCGCCGTTCGCACTTTTGAATACAATCTGATCGGCCGTGTCGCTGCCTGATAGAATTACTTTTACCTTAGTTGCCAGATGTCCCCGCTCCTGGATAATTACAGCCCCCGAACCAGCCAAGGGCAATTGGCGCTGCCATTTGCGCGAGTCTTTTGGCTCTTGGCTTTTCCGCCATCGACTAGGCTTCTCTTTTGTCCCCGAGACAACCCGGAATTCCCGGTTGTTGGCGTCCAGCAAGCCATTTATTTTTTCCATAATGCGTTGCTGAGAGACAAAGTACCTTGCTTTCCTGGTCATCTCACCGATGCCACTGTCATGTGTAGTCATAATCGCTCCTTATCTTACTATGTAAGCCCAAAGGTCATTCAGGTGGAAGATGACATCATTAACCGGGACCCGCCCCATGATGGCCTGTCCCCAACCTGCCTGATCAACAAATACATGAATACCCCGGCCGCTGCCAACAACAGATTTGAGCATCACATCTGATGCTTGCCATAGAAGTCGGCCGAGTCCCTGACCTCTCATCCCCTTATCAACCATGATATGAGAGACCCAACCGTACTCTATGCCCTTCTCAGCCAGCGGTAGAAGCTGCTCGAAGGTGGTTGTTCTAACCCTCATCAACATGCCCTGACCAATTACTTCCCCGTCCACTTCTAGGCTAGTCTCTATTACTATGGTTTCTTCGCCGTCCGCATAGGTGGATCTCATCCTGGAGTCCCAAGAACATAGCTCAGGGTCAAGGTCTTTGCAGCTGGGAATATTGGGCATACCCAGGTCAGTTGGTAAGGTGACTTCCACCCCGCCGTCGGCCGTCACTGACATGAAGTAGGGACTCTGGTAAAAGGTCTCTAAGCGTGACCCCGTGTTGGCAAAGGGCTTTGCTACCACAAAGAAGGCAAACAGGACGGTCACAAAAAGTAGCAGGTGCAACCACATATTCTTTCTTGCGGCCGCTACTTCCAATCGAGTGTTATAAACATCCATTTTAACCATGTTATTCTTCCTCATCCGAGTAAACCGGATCTATATAAACCGTTTCCAAGGCGGTTTTTTCAACGGCGAATTCAGTGCCAATTTCCATGACCCCATCGGGGACAGGATCGGCCGCGTCCTGATATGAGAACTCCAGCCAAGATCCATGCTTGGTATTGAACTCATCAACAAGTATCTGGACATCGGACTCGTCTTTGATCAGCGTTGCCAACGATGCTAATTGGCCGGACTGTCTTCCCTTGCTCATTATTCTAAACATTATTAACCTCTCTGTTGAGTTTCACCAGCATCTCCCCGACCTTTGGCAGGAATTGATCGTCTTTGCCCTGGAGAAGCCACGAAAACCATTTGATTTGTTCATCCTCTGGTAGCTGGCTCACAACGGAAGAAAAACTTTCAGCGGCCAAATGAACCCTGTCCCGCGGCGTGAGGATGCCTTGATCGCGTTGCTCCAGGGTTTCCAGAAGGGTGCAAATCACAGGTTTCAGGCGGAGCGCCCAACCCTTGTCATGATCATCGGTGAATATGTCTGTAAACTCCAGGGTTGTATCAGGTTTCATGATCAATACCCGGAAGTGTCGATAATGGTACTTATTCGAGCCGGAGATCGCACAGGTTAAAATAATACGGTGATGTCCGGTAGGTACTTGGACTGTTCCCGGCCCAATCCATTCCCCTTCAAACATATACCCATCATCCCGGTCCATGTCACAATCCGTGATGTACTTGGCCCACTTTTTGAAGCGGTGATCAAGCGTGAGTTGTGAGAACTCCAGGATAGTTTTGAGCCAATGGTCCATAATTACTGATTCATTCATGATATGCTCCTTCTAGTATTCCACGAAAAAGGGATCTTCCAGGTCCACATTTTTCAGCCCGAGATAGAGTTCCGTGGTCTCTAGGTTCTTGTGACCAAGGAATAGGCTGATCTGATCGAGCGGACACCCCTGCTTGTAAAGGCGTTGGGCGTAGGTACGGCGTAGGCTATGCGGCCCGAGGTCGGTGATATGCGCTCTTGCGGCCAGCAGCTTCACCTTTTTATAGACGGCCTGAGCCGATAGCCCGCCGTTAGTCATTCCCCCACCTTTGGTACGGACATGACCGGCGAGTTTGTCACTTTTGCTTACAGCCCGCAAAATGAGGCCGGCCGCGGCCGTTTCGTCCTTCCAGTCGAGTAGGATCTTCACAACCCACGGGGGGATCGGGATTGTCCGCTTCCGGTTGTGCTTGCCTACGATGTTGGTAACGAAAAAGTTACCGCCGTGCTCCTTAATGTGAGCCCAATCGAGATCCGCGGCCTCACTCCGCCTGAGACCAACCCCAAGCAAGAGAGCCAGTAATAGCCGCTCCTGTCGCCCCTGGAGCGTATCACGCTCCGGCGCGTCTAATAGGTCTCTGGCTTCGTCCTGGGTGAGCCAGTGGCCGACATGCGAACCCCGGTCCGGGACGTTCTCAATTTCCCCGATCCCCCTGGCTATATCGTCCTTTAGAGCGCCTGTGTACCTTAATTCCCTGGCTAAGGAGCGGAGCGCGGCCAATCGCTGGTTAATTGAGGCCGGAGAATACCCCTCATTTTGTAAGTGGTTGACATAGAACATGACCATTGACCGTGTGAAACCGCCCATGCTCATTTTTGCGTTGAAGCTGGCAGCTTGGACAAACTCAGCATAATCATTGATGGCCCGTCCATAGGCCCGTTTTGTGTTGGTCGATTTCCCATTGGTAACGAGATCGACCAGGACTTGTAGCCCGCCGTTTACCTGTATTAATTCATTCATTTGCTTTACTCCTTATTAAATTGCAGGTCTGTATTGACTATGGTCAAGTTGTATTTTGAAATGATGCTGGAGCGTGGTCGGGATCTTGGTCTCGTGAACCCCCACACCCCCGTCAAAACGGCTTGGTTTTTCTGGCATAAATTCATGGCGGTTGGTTTTGATGTTGAACCCCTGGTAGATGTAGACTTCCCCGTGGTCGCCCTTGGTTCTGTAGCTTTCACCCTTGACAAGCTGTCGAACCTGGACCGGGACATTCAGGGGAGAGACGGCCGGACCATTAGTGAGATGCGTTCTTACAGCGCACCGAGTTCCGCTTGGCACGTCGATCAAAGAGGCGTCCCGCCCGACATGGGTCACGTCTTTGGTTAAAATGATCAACTCCGGCCGAGCAATCCCCAACACTTCGGCCGCTTTTATGGCTTCGTCGCACTCATTACAGCGTGTGAAGGGTTCGCCCGGTTCATCAGGCGGGCAATAGGTCGGGTTTCCACAAGGGCAAGCCTGATGCTCCTGTTTACAATTAGGGCAAGCCATATTAGGATCGATCCCCATCAAAAATATTTTTGAGGTCGGGTATTTTAGTACGAGCGTCTGCAACGGCCGAATAACCTGAACCCGCGTGTCTTCCGGGTTGGTCTGATAAACGTTGCCGATCTCCCCGTCTGGAGTCTCAACAATGTCGGCTTGGTTCAGAGGGCTATCAGGCGTGAGGTTCGCCAAGGCGTGTGCTGCTCGGCAATCTTTACAGGAGCAGAGTATATCTACCCCATCATACGCTCCCTGCTTGTGAAACTTACCCATATACGCGCCGGGGACAGGTCCAAAAGCGGACTCATGTCGAACCGCATACAGGAAGTCGGCCGGGTTTATTTTCGGGTTAAGGATCTCGATGTATTGCTCCAGTTCATGACGGCGGCCGAACCCCAATACCTCATCCTTTATATGGTCTATAATCTGATCATCTCCCCAATCGGCCGGAAAATCAAAAGATAAATTAAGTGTAGCTTTTATTCTATCCATTTCGTTTACTCCTTTACCGACCGTATCTCAGCCGGTGAAAAATAGTATATCATAACCCATACCTTTTACAACACGGGTTCTACTCCCCGGCTTCGTAGGCGCGTATTACTAGCAGAGCACACACAACCAGGATGACCCCGCCCCCGAGCGTTGCCAGCCCGCCCTTTAAGGGCGTGTTAGGGAGCATTGGCAGTATCCAACCGCTGAAAACGATCCAACAGGACATGACCAAGACTCCGAACATGATGAGGTACTTCAAAAAACGTTTATCTTTAAGTGGATCCATGGCAAACTCCTTTAATTCGAGCTGGGGGCTAGGATGAGGGTGCGGAAGTTATTCCGGCCTGAGCCGTTAAGAACCTGGACACAGCCACCGACCGCGATACTCTTTGACCCATAGGGAAGCATTGTAAGTTGCCCCTGGATCTTGGTGTCGATCACCCGCTCATCGTTGCTATTGAAGCCCTGGAGCGCGTACTTTGCGCCCTTATGGGTGAATGTTCCCTTGGTGGCGACGGCCGTCCAGGGCTTATCCTTCTTGATCTTGGGTTCTAGCCGTATTTTTTTCATCGTGACTCCTTACTAGGGGCTAGTGGCCCGAGTCCGATAACAGTAATGTTTTTCCCATCAGGATCGACGGCCCGTAAGAAGCTGCTCAGGTTAGCCGCGTCCCTATCCCCAATCCCGCATAGCGCGTAATAGGCGCACCCAAAACAGACACGGCCGGTCCTGATAAAGTCATCAGCACAGGCCCGAGCGCGTTGGCGGGCTTCTAGGCGCTTCTGCTCCGCCTTACTCGTAACCGATTGATTCTTGCTCATTTCGATCTCCTTGTGTTAGAATGTGTATACATTTCGCTTTACTCCGCAAGGGGTATGCCAAGCCCCGGTCTTATCAGCCGGGGCTTATCTTTTTATTCATCCTCTGGAGTGGGGGAAAACTCGATCCGATGGGTAGGATCTTGGTTGTCATGGTCCGCCCAAACATACAGGATTAATTCACCGTCTGTATTCTCCAGGTAGGCGATCTCCCCATTGACGAAATGATCATATCCTTCGACCCCAATTGCAACCCCGTACTTGTTGGTTTTGACGGTCATAACATGGCCCTCTGTGGATCGGACCGTGGTGATCTTTTCATCCACAGGGAGCGGGGGATTGTCACCCGAATATTGAAGCCAAACGGCGTAGATCGCGGCCCGTAGCGCCTTTTCTTGTGTCATAGGCGGCCCGTCCCGGTCCGTAACGGTGGTTATAAGCCAGCCGTGTTGACCATCATCCTGAGCGCCAATTACCCGGCACTCATAACGCTCCTTAACCATGAACCGGATCGCTTTCAGGCTGCGAATAAAATCAGGCCAAAGAGGATGAGGTACAAAACGGTCCTCAGTTTCATTGACGGCGATAATGATGCCCGTCTTGTAAATGTTGGCCTGTTTACATCCGAAATGGTCCGCAAGGTCTCGGGCTTGGCCCTTGGTTAAAAGTCCGCCCTCTGTCATCTCATTTTCATTTTTCATTCTGATCTCCTTGTCGTGAATAATATCCAGGAGTGTCAATTTCAGACCACTCGAATTCTTCAATACCCATATGATAGATGCCAGTAAACGCCACGGTGGGTAAGTCCATAGGAAGCGTTGGCGCGTTGGGATCGGGTTCTAGCGCGTGTAAAATCTCGGCTATGGCCCGATCCGTTCGCTCATTATCTGAGATTTCGGCCGGTTGCTCGGAGTAGCGCGTGGTCCAGGTATAATCGGTCCAGCCGATGAACACCTCAACACTCACGAACCATTCTGAGTCCCGCTTGGCGCACTCCAGCCGATCCAGGAGTTCGGCCGCTGCTTCTGACAGATAGCCCCAACGTTTGGTCCTTATGTCCCGCTTGGACTTTGGATCGATCAGCCTGAACTCATACGCTTCGGGGAGATCATGGTCCTCATTAGGATCATAGGGGAATGTTTCGCCCGTTTCCTCATCCAGGTCAATATCTCCGAGTTGTGCTAACCAAATTTCAACCGGGGGTTTTTCGCCAAGGGGACGGCCGTATAAGTGGTTTTCCCGGCCTGTGACCCTTAGCGAACCCTGGATAATCCACTTATCATCCCCGATGAATGAGAAGTAAGTCTCACTATCATCGCTTCCGAGACTTTCATACAGGCCATAGAGCGCCCCTTCCTCAGTGTGATATGGCCCTTCCCAAGCAGTACAGTCCAAATAACCTGGAGCACTAAGCCGGGAAAACCAAACATTGACCCATTTATCAGTTACCGGCCCGGTTACTATGTCCTGATCGTCTTCCCACTCAGCTTCAACAACCCGCCGCCCTTCTAAGGGATCTTCAAACTCGATCCAATTTCCGAGGTCTGCTTGTGCTTCCATATGTGACATAATTGATCTCCTTTGCGTTATATAACGCTATAGCCGGTTGGCGAAGCCGGATCGATATGGTGAGCCTGATTCTTTTCGATTATCATGCCTTGGGAATAAAGAACCTGAGACGGCTTGATCGCTCCCCAACGGCGTTGGATGATAGCCTTACGCTTATCATAGGGCGGTTTTCGTTGGACATAGTTCCGCCCGATTGTTACCGCGTCGGCCTTGATTTGCGTTACGATTATGTCCCCGATCCTGAACCCTTCCGCGTCAAATCGGCTACTAGAGAAGGGAGATCCTTTGAAGTTGCCCGAGTCTGTCAGAAGCGTAACTTTCCATTTGAATGATTTGTTTTTCTTCATTTCGCTTTACTCCTTATTAAATGCTGAACCCACCATGATTATCGAAGTTTTTCAGGGACTCATCTATCTTAAATATCTGACTTGCCACAATATCGATCCCCGCGTCGGCCGGTTGGAGTGTTGTCACGTTGTTGATCTCCGCGCCTGAGACTAGCAGCACTCCCTCACACTCATACCAGGGGACAAAAAAGAGCAGGTTAAGAAAGTCCCCCACGTCCAGCTTATCATGGGTAGGCATGATAACGAGATCGGCCGGTACAGGTTCATCATTCTGATCGGTTCGATCAACCACGATTAAATAAGGAAAAACCCTATCCCTGGCGCGTGGCGCGTCTGATTCTGTGAGGTAAATTTCCGCGTAGCCCCCTAGATCCAGATCCCAACGGCTATAGATCCCCCCGTTTCCAAACTTGACCCCAACATTCATCTCTAAATACTGCGCCCAAAAACGGAGAAGGGGCTTATTAGTCATAGAGATAAAATTACAACGGTCCTGAACGTCCGCCACGGTGAGCCAGCGCGTATTCTTTGCGCCGTCCTCATCGAAGCTGATACCACAGGCCAAGCAATCATACAAGAAGCGCCCGCGTATATCGTCATTATGATCATAATTCAGGTTAGAATCACCACACCCAGGGCAAACGATATAGACCGGTTCAATAGTGATCTGAACATGCCCCAAATAATGGTTGGCGTTATCCTGGAGCGCGTGTTCCCGGCCGGACTTCTTGATTCCTACATGCTCAGCGATCAGCGTGTCGAGCGGTTTAGGCCCAACCATGATCAAGCAGGGAGTGAAGCCCCCTCCTGACTCTGCGATCTCCAAATTTCCATTGACGATCAGTTTTTTATTGAACATGGCCGATCTCCTTTAAGTATTCTAGGTGTTCATGCTCAGCATAGATGAGGTATCCGATCTGCGATGCAACCCCGAGCGGAAGATCCCCGAGCGCGATCCGCTTCTTTGGATCTCCTGTGTTTTCATGGTTGTTGAATGTTTCGCCCGAATACATGCACACCCCGTTTGGTTGGTTGGCGCGTTTGCTCATATAGTACACAGAGGTATTAATAATGACCCGGTAACGATCGGCCGTTGCTCCGCCGTTATCCCAAACGGTTACACCCCGCGTCATATTGGCCCAAATAGTGGCCGCGATCTCGGCTTGCTTCCGGCCGCTTATTTTCGTCCAGTTTCGGAAGTCCCTGCGAAAAGACAAGGCCAGATCCCCGGCCTGTAGATCGGCCTCACTTTCATAGAAGCGGACGCTTGTAAATGTTGCCCCTATCGGGTTCGTGATAATGGCCGCGTTACGCTTCCCAAAATAGGTTTTTCCATGTTTATGATTCTTTATTGTGATCTCGTTAGTATCTTTCATTTCGCTTATCCTTTGGCCTTACGGCCCTAAGTGGCCCGATATAACCTGTGATACCCCAAACGCCCTAAGCCGCGTTAAATACTGCGATCTCCGCCTGAGTTTTGGCGTATCGACTATCTAATAACCGAACGATCCAGCGCCCGAAACGCTTCGCCCAAAACGGACCGGCGGCCAGCGCCCGATCCAGGTCCGCCCGTTGCCTATCACTGAGGGTGATAACAGACTCACTATCGAAGGGGGGATCAACCGTTAAGAAGCCCGCGTGATCATTCTTAACCTTAATGTTTAGCTGCCTGAGTTGGGCAACGAGTGAGTAAACCTCTTCAATCCAGACTTCCAGGAAATAATCAGAGTCAGATTCGACCCCCCATAGCCCCGGCGTATTGAATTCGTGTAGACTCCAGGACTTGTGAACCCGTTTTAACAGGCCCAACCGACGGCCGAGCCGTTGTAAAGCGTTTTCCTTGAACTCAGGGAGCGTGAGCGTGATCTTGGCCCGGACGCCCATCATATACCAATCCCCATTTTCATAGCCCATGATCCGCTCATAATCTTGCTGGCAATATTCGTCCTCATAATCCTCACCCGCGTTACCAGGATTGAACCAAGGGAGCGTATTACGCCCGCCGTTGTGCTTGATCGCCTGATCCGTTTCCGGCTTAGTTCCAAACGTCCCCAACCATGACAGATCGGGACAATCATCCAGGAGCAAATTAACTTTAATATCTGATGCGTTTACTTTTATCATTTCGCTTTTCCTTCCCGGCCTTAGCCGGACTCAGTGAAAATATATTCAATAGATGAATGACAAACATAGTAGCAGGTCCGCCCGCGGTATTTGCTCCGATAGTAGCTGATCATATAGTCATCTTTCATTCTGAGGCCCGCCCGCGTCCCGCGCCCCCACTCGTAGAAGGGAAACACAGAGGCCAATTGATCGACCCCTACCCGGCGTACTAGCGTCTCATAAGTAACCTCACGCGCCTGATCAACCATATTGTTGATCCACCGCGCCGTACTACAGGTACAATCAGTCTCAAAAGTGAACATTAAGCCGATCCCCCGCTGGAGCGCGTTACCGTGACCGTATAATCATAAACAATATGATCCGGCGCTTGGCGTGTTTCAAAGATCGCGTACTGTTTGTGCTCCAGGTACATGGCGATCATTTTTTCCAGGACGGCGAGATCAACCTCATCTACAAAGCGTGACCCCCGCCAATTACGGCCGTTTATTGTGATCGTGAGCGCGTTTTTGTCCATTAGTACAGACGCTCCCCGCCCCTAGTGCGTGTTACCTTGACTTCCAGATCGCGTAGGTGTTGAGACTCCAGCCAACCCGCGATCAGCCCTTCCAGCCGCTTAATTTCGCCCGGTTGGATCTTGTTATGCTTCCATTGGCCGCCGCGGATCTGTACCTGTAGCCCCTCTGAGGACCAATTGAACCCCGGCCCAAGTACCCGGTTAAAACCTTGGAACGGTCCGCCAATTTCGACCCAACCCCGGCCGGGTAGCTTCTCAAAATAGGCATTGATCACAGCATTAAAACCGCGTACCCTGATCCCAACCTTATCAGATCCGTTAAACTCCAGGACGATCCGATCCCGCTCGATCCACAGGTCCGCGATCTCATCAGGTGTGTTCAGCGTTGGCGGGTTCTTGCTCCAGTGGTCTTGGTTACGTTGCTCGGCCAATAACCGCGCCCGATCAAAGTAATTAGTGCCCCGGCCTGTGGACGGTCCGATCCGCTTAGAAACGCCTGTGAGCGTGTTAGTTATGTACCAGTGGCGCGGAGTGGCGTCAAATTTGATCCCCTCAGAACGGAGATCGTCACCGCCAATCACCCGCCAAGGCCCGCGCCCGCTCGATCCGTGGCCGTATTGATACATTAATGTGCTGAATGTGTTAACGTCCTCTGTCATAAATACATTGTGACTCATTTCGCTTACTCCTTATTTTAAGGCGCTGGATCGCTCTAGCGCGTGTTTATTTAGTTAATACCTAACTCTTGTACTAAAGGATCTAATGTACCCCAAAGTTGATTGAGTTCATGTAACGCGATCAGAGTTTCGGCCGATGCTACGGCCCATTGATCAGAGTCCGCCGTACTGCTTGTAAGGAGATCGATCCGCTGATCGTGCTCATCCATGTGAAGCCCCAAAGAATCAAGCATTTTTTCTAGCGTTTCGGGTTCTTGCTCCAGCAAGAAAAGAAGCGAACTAGCCGCGCCCGCGTAGTATTGCGCCCGCTTAGCTTGGCGCTGGAGCGTTACGGCCGTCTGTTCAATCTTGAATAGCGCCTGTGAGATTTGCTCCCACGTTTCCCGCGTGTGAAGCCCCGAGAAGCCCGGATCGACTTCTGGCGCGTGTTCCGTGTCCGCGTGTATTTTTTCTTGATCGTTCATTGGTTGATCTCCTTTAGCGTCTTTGGTCATCATATCCAGCAACCCGGCCGAGCGGCCCGCGTTTGTGAGTGGCGTCATAATCCCTCACCGCCTGTTGTGCTTCCGCTTCCGTCTCAATATTCTTTTTGATCGTGTGTAGCCGTGGCGCGTACTCGGTCACGATCTCCCCTTTGGCGTTGTATCTTTTGGTATAGTAGGAAAATACATAGTACATAATACGATCCTTTGACCGTTCCCGGCCCTAATCTTTGCTGATGACAATAAAACAAGAACTTACGCCCGTCCCGGACTTTTTGAAGCTGCCAACGGGGAGATCGAACTTCTCACCGCCAAATGTATCGAACCATGATCGGAAATCCGCCGCCGCGTGAGTGGAATTGTGGAAGGGTGACGGGGACATAACGCTCACTAGCGTTCCGCCGCTTTTTAACATCGCATAACAAAAGCGAACGTGATCGGCGTCTTGCATTTTTTCAAATGGGGGATTCATTATGATCGCGTCATATTTTCCGATGCTATCCACAGGATCGAGATCGTAAATGTCCCGGCCGATCAACTCGTGCCCCTTTAAGGTGAGGATCTCCCTGAGCATGTGAGACACTTCGACCGCGTGAAGCGTGGCGCGTGGGAAGTATTCCGCGATCATATCGCATAGAGCGCCCGATCCCGCTGAGGGTTCTAAAACAAGATCCCCCTCTGTGAGGTTCACATGCTCCAGCATAAGATCCGCCACGGCCCGCGGAGTGGGGAAAAACCCGCGGATCTTGGCAAATTTGGCGTTTTGCTCCAGCCCGGCGATCTTTCGCTCCGCGTCTCGCTCAGTGTTATCGACCCCTGAGATCACCCGGTCCGCCCATGCGTGAGCCGCGTTATAATCGCCCCATGACCCCCAAACACGATCATTATAGTCTGATGGGTACTTATCCCCATACTTAGCCCGCGCCCGGATATTGTGAGTCAACTCCAGCGCCGTTTTTTTAGTTCCCATTTTCCTAAATTGCGCCGGGACGCTTCCAACTGTCCACAGGTCCGCCAAGGCGATCAGGATCATTTGTGCTTCTTGCATTCGATCCGCGTCATAGTTTGCGGACGCTATGAACTCCGCCCGCCTGTGAGTGAGGTTAGCCCCTTTGAACGTGTCCCGCTTCTTTTGGATCTGTTTGTCGAAGGAGTCCGCCAAGGCGATCAGCTTCTCCGCCTTAGCTTGATCGGGTTCTGTCCCCGGTTCGGCCTTAGTCTTTGGCTTGCTTGGGGATGAGGACGGCGGATCAGCTTCTCCGCCCCCGTCCCCGTCTCCCTGAGCGCCCGATCCCCCTTCCAGTATAGCGCGGATCGTGTCCTCTGCGATCTCTTGCTTGGCGGCCCATTTGCCCCGCTTCCGCCACCAAAAGAAGCCGATCCCCGTTAGCCCGTCCCTCACATCGGCCGGGGGTTTTACCGTTTCGATCCATGTCCAGATCGCGCCGTTCCGCTCACTATAGGTGATCACCGCTTCCGCGGGATCATAATCGACAGAAGCCCCGCCCGCGGCCCGCTTAGCTTTCGGCTTTGCTTTTGGCGGTTCATAATAGCTTATATCGTGAGCCGCGTGATCGAAAACCCCGCCCAAAGATCGGACATAAGGCGACCCGCCCGCCCGAAAATGATCCGCGGGGGCTGGAGCGTTGATCGGATCATGGACAAATGACGCGCCGTCAATAGTTTTGGAGTGTGAGATCCATGTTGTACTAGCTTCAATCTTTGGCACAGGCCAATTATACTCACCGCTGATTTGCTCCCCCGCCCGCTTTAAGAAGTCGGCCGAATGCGCCCGTTTACAGTTTATATATTCCGTGTGGAAGCTAACCAACCGCGCCCCCGGATCAGGCTTTGACCCGTCACCGCCAAACGCGGACACAGAACCCCCCGATCCCGCTGTACCGCTGGAATAGGCGATCCGCGTCGATCCATCTGGCATTAACCAATGATAAATACAATAACCAAGATCGATCATGCCATCGAAGCCGCCGCCGTCATATTGGCCCGCGATCTTTTTGACTTCCGCCCCCGTTGGCCCGTCGATCCAGCTTATATCAAGTGAACTATGATCAGTCCTTACATAGAACGTGACGCCGGGAAAGATAGCCCGCAACCGTGGCCGGATCATTTTTCCAACTTCTTTACCTGTGATTGACTCCGCCGCGCCCGCTGGCATAACTGGATCGGGTTCGGGTTCGATATATTCAAAGCGATCCGCGTCGGCCGGTTCAATCTTTACCCGGTCCGCGGGTTCTGTCTCCGCGTGTTGCTCAGCTTCCGCCGCTTCTGCTTTGGCCGCTGCTTGTGCCTTAGTCCATATATCGAACCCCGGCCCGCGTCCGTTGGCCCGGTCCGCCGTTTTTGCTTCCCTGATGAGCCGATCCGCCGTGGTTTTGACTTCCGCCTCTGTTGGCCCGCCCCCGTCCGCCTGAGCCACAAATAAGAAGCCCCGCGCCGTGAGTACGGTCCTGATCTCCGTTATATCCTCATCAGATTGATCATAATGAGGACACAGATCCAAATAATCACCAAGTAGATCCCCGTTAGAATAATCAGCAAGGGGATCGGGTTCTGTTTCCAGTTTGGCCGCTTCCGCGTTGTGTTGTTGTGTGTCTTTGTAGAAGTCACCCCAACGATTGATCCAATTATCCGCCGTATCATAAGCCCCAAGATCGCCCGCTTCCGTCTCTGCTTCCAGTTCGGCCGGTTCTGCTTCCGTTATAACAGACGCGATCCGCGTTGCTTTCTCCGCTTCTGCTTCTCGCTCAGCCCGCCCCCGCTCCGCGATCTCTGTAAGGGAGATCGACCCCTGATCGCCTGTCTCCGCCTTGTGAAAGTCCGCGATCACCGTGAGGCCCGCGTCCGCAAGCCATGACCGAAAATCGGAAGTAAAGCGGGGATCGAAACTGGTATATTTCCCGCGTTGGATCGTTCCGTCTTTGTCCTTAGTTGTGTTATATGAGGACGGCGGATCGGGGTTATTCCAGCCCGCCACGATCACCGCGTCCGGCTTATAAGTGAGCCATGTTTGGCGATCTTTGCGTTGCCGGGGTTCTCTCCAGCGTAGCCGGACCGCCTGATCATATTGGGCATATTGACCCCGCGCCCATTCGATCCGCTTTACTTCCCGCTTGTTATAACCAAGGCCAAGCCCGGATCGGTGGTAAAGTGTCGCCCGTTCCGCTTGGCCCGCGTTCGCTTCTGTCTGTTTATCGTGGATCTGTATCATTTCGCTTTACTCCTTAGCTAAGGCAAGCCGAACCCGGCCCGCGTTGGTTATACAATAGGATCACCGCCACAACGGATCGCCGCGTCATTATGTGCCAGAATGACCCGATCACACTCAGGACCGAACTGATCACACTCCGCCGCTGTGAAGCCGTGAAAGTTTCGCAGATAGTGACGGCTAAGCGCGATCAGTTGTGATCGCCGCCTGTGCATAATGATCCGCCACTTGGCCCGGTCCGCGGGATCGTTTTCATAATATAGGCATATGTCACAGAGGCACAGCGGAAAACCCCCCGCGGCCGTCTCTGCTTTCACCCGCTCGATCTGCTCGGCCCGCTCCGCTTCCCTTGCTGCTTTCCCGATCATTTGCCAGATCCGCCCGTTACCCCACTTTATACCGTTTCGTATAGCCATTATATGATCGCCTCATTAGGCGTAATATAGCCCGCCCCTGTCACCGCTTCCGCCTCTGCGATCTCCGCGTCCAGACATGCCTCACAGATCGCCCGCCCTGAGCATGTCAAGAACCGGATCGATTTGTTGCAACTTTCGCAGAGATACGGCCCGCCGCCTACAGTATCAAAGACGATCCCCCCGTCCCCGTCCACAACGAACCCCTCACAATTGACCCGCTCACCCGGATCGCCCGCTTCCATGTATACGGTGAGATCCGTCTCCCCGGCCGGATGAACCCCCCAAGCAGCAAGGCTCACCCGCTCCGCCACTTCTGACAAGATAGAAGCCGCTGATCTCCAGTTACCCAAAACGCCGGGATCGTCATATAACGGCCGCTGATCCATATATGAGGCCATAGCCGCCCGATCCTGTCTCGTATTGGCCCACGGTTTACCATAGCGCCCGATCATAATCAGGATCACCGCTTCCGCCTCTGTCACCGCTTCCAGCCGCCCGATCTTTATATTGTGGACCGGTTCACAGGTTGGATCGCGCCGGTAGTGATCCGGCAAAGTGAAGAAAAAGCGAACCACAACCCACGGCCGATCCAACTTCGACCCGTCCCGCGCCTCTGCAATGACAGGCGATATAACCCGGCCGACTTCCCCCGCCACGATCACCACTTCCCCCGCCTGAGAATGTCCCGCCCCATATAGATCGCCCACGGTGAGCGATCTGCTAACCTTTACCAATTGCCCGATCTCTAAATTCTGATCATTTATCATTTCGCTTGCTCCTTATTACTAAGGCGGACCGCCCGCGGCCCGCGTCGGATAGATAGATAATAACACCTTATAATTGCTTGTCAAGTAAATGAGAACCGATCCGCCCGATTTGCTGCCAACTCCAGCCCGCCCCCCTTCGATCCGCGTGTAAATTCTGCTCGCACCTCCCCGGCCGCGTGTATTTTTTAAGGCGGCCGAACCCCTTAGCGCGTGTAAATTCTGCTCGCCTATGTCGATCCCGCGTGTATATAGTAGAAGCGCCCCCGCCCACGGTCCGCCCGCTGCCCGCTCGACCACACTCGCCGCGGACCGTTGGCCGGCAAGGATCGAACGGCCGTTCAGACTTTCCGCGCCGGCGCGTTTTACCTGTGGTAGAACCGGCCGATCTCCGCCTGATGAGGACACAGGCAGACACACAGAAGCAGACAGGCAGACAGGGAGACACAGAGATCGCCTGAGCGGTCCGCCTGATGAGGACACAGGCAGACAGGCGGACACACACACAGAGATCGCCTGAGCGGTCCGCCCAATGAGAACACAGGCAGACAGGCACAAGCGGAGACACAGAAGCAGAAGCAGACCGATCAAGCGGTCCGATCTCCGCTCAGGCAGACAGGCAGACAGGCAGACAGGTAAAACCATACAGAGACGCGATCACACTCAGGACCGGCCGAAAACCGGCCGATCCTGTCTGATCCTGTGGTCTGTGTCTGTCTGTTTAGCTAATATCCAACCAACGATCGGCCGGTTCAAAATATTTTACTTTGCAACGCTTCAGAATTCGAATGTCATCCAGATCGACGCGATCAGAAAAATTACCGGCAAATGTGCAATTACATTGATCCCATTGATCAGGATCTTGATGGGGGCATTCCTCATCAACTTTTATCAAGTGACCAGCGGCCGAATCCGTCAAGGCGTCGATCACCTCTGACTCATTGTCCGCTTCTACTACTACGCGGTGTATATCGAACCCGCAACCGATCCCAACGAACCAAGTTTTACCGAACCACTCGCCACGGTTAGCAAGTCGATCCACTCTGTACTCATCTTTTTTACCATATGCGCCCATAACTATAGCTGTGATCATATACTTTACTCCTTGTGTGTAATCGCGCCGGAAAAACCCGGCCGTAAACCAATAAAAAAAACCAGAAAAACCAAAAAGACCCGGCCGAAAACATTATAAAATTCTGCTCACCGATCATTTTTGCGCGTGTGAATGAACCATGATCGCCTGATCTCCGCTGCTTCTGCCAGTCGGCCGATCCCAGCTGGGAAGACAGGCGGACCGCCTGATCGATCTCCGCCTGAGCGGTCCGCGGTCCGCCTGATCTCTGTGGCGGTCTGTGTCCTGGGATAACAGAAGCAGACAGGCGGACCGCCTGATCGATCTCCGCCTGAGCGGTCCGATCTCGATCAAAGTGACAGGGAGACAGACACACAGACCGCAGAAGCAGAAGCAGAAGCAGCGGAGACAGGCAGAAGCAGACAGGCAGACACAGAGATCGCCTGTATTGTCCGCTCAGGCGATCTCTGCTTCTGCTTCTGCCTGATGACACAGACCACAGAAGCAGAAGCAGACAGGCAGACAGGCGGACCGCCTGATCGGAAAAAAACCGCCTGAGCGGTCCGATCTCGATCAAAGTGACAGGGAGACAGGCACACAGACCGCAGAAGCAGACAGGCAGACAGGCGGACCGCTCAGGCGGTCCGATCTCCGCTGCTTCTGTGGTCTACACACAGAAAAAACCACAGAGATCACCTGATCGATCTCTGTGGTCTGTTTGTGGTCTGTTTGTGGTTTTTCTGTCAATTTAGGCCGGATTCCTCACCTATAGGAAAATAATAGGTGATTCCGCCTGTAATTGTTGTCACTCCCTGATCATCAATTGTCCGATCTCCGCCTACAATGATCGATCTCTGTAGGCGGTCCGCCTGTGGTAACACACAGCCATAAATATAATCTCTGTGTTTTATGTTTCGATATAAATAATCATAATGTCCGATCTCTGTGCCTGAGTTCGTCACGATCTCCGCTTCTGCTTCTGACAGACACACAAGATCAAGATCATTGTGTGTTAAATAACCATAATCATATAAACCGTGTTTTATAGGTATACTGATCTCCTGTGGTCTGGTTCTCCATGTTTTCACTTTGCCATTAATGCGCCATCTCTGCGGAGTCTGATCGGCATTCCTATGACTTATGTGATAAATGATCTCGCCATGTGTGAGATTTTTTGCTGCTTCTAAACTGATCATAATCGCTTTACTCCTTGTAAAGTACAGGCGGACCGCCTGAGCGGTCCGCGGTCTGATATTATTTTTCTGTTTCCCATGCTAACATAACAGAGATCGCCTGATCGAGTGTGAGATCATTTTCCTCACATATGCTCACGATCTCCCTGATCTCTGTGGCGGTCTGTGAGTGTATCCATTGTAATTGTGTGTCTGTGTAGTTTTCAAAATAATCACTGTCTGTGTCTCCCTGCCTGAGTGCGAGAAAAAACAGACAGGCACACACAGAGAGATCGCTATCTATTGCCATGTGTGGCGGAATTCCTAGATCAGATAAACCATAAAATACAGGCACACTATTCTCACTTAAAACATAAGACAGGCGATCTCTGTCTCCGCTTCTGCTTCTGCCTGTCTGCCATAATTCGATCTCGATCTCTGTGATCTCCTGATCGATAAAAAACAGGCCGGTTTTATGTTTCCATGTTCTGATTTTTTCTCCGCTTCTGATTTTATCGATCAGGCGGTCCGCTTCTGCTTTCTCCGCTTCTGCCATCAGGCGATCAGCGAAAGCGATCAGGCGGTCCGCTTCTGCCTGTAGGCGGTCCGCTTTCTCTGCGATCTCATCTCTAAGATAAAATACGTTTGACAGGCGGTCCGCTTCTGCGATCAGGCGGTCCGCGGTTTTTCTGTGGCGGTCCGCTTCTGCTTTCTTTTTTTCCGCTTCTGCCAGTATTAGATCGTTCATTTTATACTTTCCCTGTCTTGACAACATACTCACAGACCATGATCACTCGCCATGTAATTAATCCATTATTGATCGCTGCTTTCTCCGCTTGTGGCGGAGTGTGAAAACAGAGATCACCCGAATTCTCATAATTGAAAAAATCCGATCTCCCTGTGTATTGGTAATACACAAGATCAGGCGGTCCGCTCGTGATTTTTTCGATCAGGCGGTCCGCTTCTGCCTGTATTTTGATCGCTTCTGCCTGTAGGCGGTCCGCTTCTGTGTTCAGGCGGTCCGCTTCTGTATATGCCATCTCTGCTATTGTTTGATCGTTCATTATCGCTTTACTCCTTGTAAAGTGTAGGCGGACCGCCTGAGCGGTCCGCGGTCTGTTATTATCGCTTTACTCCTGAGATCGTGAGAATTCCATATGACACATTACACAGCGATAATGATCAAGTGTGCCAAGTGTGCCCAAGTGAGCGGAGTCTCCGCCACACATAGGACAATAGATCTCGCTGTGTTTTTCTGCGATCTCCTGAAAAAACCGCCATGTTTCCTCATAATAATCTATGTCATATAATATTTTTTCTAAGTATGGAATATTAGACTCACAGCCCAATATATGACCATAATCGCCATCAGCGATCTCGACAAACAGACAACCATAATCCTCACTCAGGCGATTAATGCCTAAATAATCGCCAATGTGATCGATCTCCTGTGTGTCAGAGATCAGAGTGAGATCGGAGTCTCCCTGTGTATTTTTTACTTTGCATGTGTGGCGGTTTTTTATCTCTGATCGCCATGTGTTCTCACACTCAGGCGGAGAAAGTACAGAAGCGGACCGCGGACCGCTCGATCTCTGTGGTCTGTTAAAACCACAATTGTTGTGTGTCATTATCGCTTTACTCCTTGTAATTCACTATACAGGCGGTCCGCTTCTGTGATCTCCGCTTCTGTAGCATTTGGCAAAATAATCAGACCGATCATAGTGTGCTCGCCAATATAATCGATCTCGATCTCTGTGTCTGCCATCAGGGAGACAGAAGCGATCAGGTGATCATAATGGGTAAAATCACCACAGACAGAAAAAACCATAAAATGATCGCTGTGGTGAGTCTCTCTGTGTCGAGTGTGAGATCGCTTGATCTCCGCTTCTATGCTTAGGCGGTCCGCTTCTGTCTCCGCTGCTTCTGTCAATATGTGATCGTTCATTATCGCTTTACTCCTTGTAAAGTACAGGCGGACCGCCTGAGCGGTCCGCGGTCTGATATTAATTGATCGTCTTCCATGTTTCATATAAAACCACAGCGATCAGAAAAAAAACCGCTGTGATCGCTTCTGTGTAGTACAAAAGCAGAATGCTAACAAGAACACAAAAAAACCATACTTTGATCATAATCGCTTTACTCCTTGTAAAGTACAGGCGGACCGCCTGAGCGGTCCGCGGTCCGTTATATTGTGATCTCTGTGAGTTTATATTGTCCGCCTGTGTGATCGTCAATATGTGATATATCGCTCAGAGTAAAATACAATGTATCAATATGGAATAGCGGATTTTTTTCTAAGCAGAAGCGGACAATTAATTGATCGTATTTTTTGCGGTCCGCTTCTGTGTGTCTTATGATCTCGATCTCATCTATAGCGGAAAATATAACTTCACTCCCTGTAAAATTGTGCCCTATGACTAGATCACAAGTAAAATGAAAAACCATATAATGATCGCCTGTCTCCGCTTCTGCTTCTGCTTTCTCCGCCTGTAGTTTTAAGCGGACCGCCTGATCTCGTATGATCTCAGATAGTGCGAGTTGTGTCTCCGCTTTCAAGTGTAGATCGAATGATTTTTTATACAGGCGGTCCGCTTCTGTGAGTCTGTGATCTCTAATAATTAGATCGGTTTTTCCTGTATTCTCTGTAATGCCTGTCATTATCGCTTTACTCCTTGTGTGTTCTTGTGTCTGCCTGAGCGGTCCGCGGTTTTTCCGCGGACCTAAATCATAACCTATAATGTCAATTATTGTCAAGTGAGATCACAGGGAAAAACCGCCACAAAAATAGGCGGTCTGTACTATATAGAAAGCGGACCGCCTGATCTCCGCCTGTCTCCGCTTAGAATGCGACACAGAAGCAGAGATCGCCTGAGCGGTCCGATCTCCGCCTGATCTCGACACACAGACAGAAAAAACCCGCCTGTATTAGGCGGAGACACAGAAGCGGACACAGAAGCAGACACACACAGAGATCGCCACACAGGGAGACACACAGACCGATCAGGCGGTCCGCTTCTGTCTCATCAAACACACACACAGACCGATCAGGCGGTCCGCTTCTGTGTCTCATCAGGCAGACAGGGAGACAGCGACACAGACACAGAAAAACATTATCTAAGCAGACAGAAAAAAACAAACAGAAAAAAACCGCGGTCCGCTCAGGCGATCTCCGCTTCTGCTTCTGTGTCATCAGGGAGACAGGCGGACCGCTCGATCTCCGCTGCTTCTGCCTGTCATCAGGCGGACCGCCTGATCGATTATTACAATCTAGGTTATCATAATCGATCATGGTAGGATTCAACGGCCGGATTCGATAGCCTAAAATGGGTGACGAGATCCCAAGCCCCCCCAGCTGAGCCATATAGCTCAAGCCTGTGCAGCTTTGCCCTTGACCAACACTATAACATCTGATATTATAGAAAGCGTAATCGCCCTGGCACCATATATAAGGTATTGCGAATTGACCCGCACGTTGATGAGCAATCAGGGATAAGTAGAATTATTGTCCAGGGCGATTCTTTAACAAAAGTATAGGTCGAAGCGTGACGACCATATAAAACAGCCCTTTACGGTGCGGTAGGTTAAACCTCGCAGGTCCGGTAGTCCTTGTGCTTAGGGCGCGGGGGAACGGCCGGACCTGCTTTAACAAGGTAGGAGAAGGAGACGCGGAACACCGGCCGGCCGCAGGACACGGCTTTTAATCGGCTAATAGCTGAGCCGCAAGACACGGTACAAGGTGACGGTGGACGACCTGTGGAATCCGGGCAACGGGTAGTAACTTGAAGGTTGGACGATGCTATTGTAGTTACTACAAGCCGCACCAGACCCCCCATATGTAGACACGGCCGGCCCAAAACGCGGGTTTAGGCTCAGCCAGGGCCACATATGGGGGTATTAGGAAGGAGTAGCGAAATGGACAGAGATGAAGCGGAGCAGCTTACAAAAATCGAGATCACGGCCGCACAGGGGAGAGCCTTAGAGAGGCTTTTCGACAAGTTTTACTATGTGGGGGACCGGGTAGTGCCCACGACCGCCTTCCCGCACCGGGACAACATTGACAATGGCGCTCGAAGGTGTTTGCGTAGACTCGGCCGGCGCGGAGTGCTGGATCGGCTTCCTGGCGGTGCGCTGGAAGTCACCCCAACAACCATTGCCACTTTCCAGGAGTGGGAGCAAAAGACCTATGGAGAGGTAAAACGGCGGGGGGATAATGGCTAAACATCAGACCGACGAAACAATTGATTTTTGTTCCGCTATGACGCGGCTTCATTTCGGTTCTGATGAAGCTGTGGAAGTGCTGAAAAACGACCGAAAAAAGGCCGAAAATGCTGAAAAACTGGCCGAACTTCGTAAAAAACTACCAGATATGAAAGAAGAACTGGAATTAATCGAATTTGAGGCCCGCGGTCTCAAACGACAAATCCAGGAGATCGAAGCGGAGATAAGGGGGTTAGCATGAGCAATTATAAAAGATGTGGAATTTGCGGGAAGTTTGGTCCGGCCGACAGTCATCAATGTCCCCCGGTTTTCAGGGCCAGGGTAAAGGTAGACCAGACCTTCTATGTAATAGAGAAGGTCTACGCTGATAACCGAGATGAAGCGGCCGTGAAAGCAACAGCAAAGGTAGACTCATTCTTTGACCATTCGTACCCGATAGCTTCTAAAGCATGGACAGTCGAGGTCCAGGTAGTCGATAATAAAGGGGTGACTTCCTGGCACAATATTGATGGAGCGTTAGAGCCCACCTATTGCAAATCAATGATGTCATCCACGATCGGCCGGGACACTATTGAAAGGGTATGGGTTGAAGGGTTCAACAATGTCGATGTTTACCAGTTGGGGGATCTTCTTCTGGTGAGGGTTGGAGATCGTCCAGAAGCTGAGTGCGAGGCCCTGGACAAGTATATGGTTGGGCAAACTCGGCCGACGGTTAAGGATGCGGACGTTCAGGACTTCATTTATTTACATGATTATGATCGCTTCCGCAAAATTCAGGAAGGCGGTCAATTTCATGACCAGGATTGGGATTAACCATGAATAACCAAAAAAGGGACACGGCTATATCGAGGGTGAATGTTGTACTGGGACAATTGGCAACTATTGATACCAGGGTGAAAGCCCTGGACAAGATAATAAATGCTGTTCGTCGGGGCAGAGAGAAAGGCACGGATATAGATATACCGGACTATGGAAAAACTACGGTAGACACAGAACCCCTACTATTATTGCTCATCAACCAGAGCAAGGAATTGAAGGAACAACAGGAGTTTTTCAGCAAGAACATCATCATGTCGGCTGAGTTATTCAATTCGGTCTTTACCATCCCGATATGGTCCGAGCCACCGAGCGAAAGCCCGGACAAGCCAGATAAGAGCCCTGATCGGCCGGACGTAAGTCCTGACCAAGCGGACAAGGGGGAATAATGTCAGACGACTGGCCGACGATTAAGAAGTTAGTTGATGCCCTGAAAGCGGCCGGGATCAATGAGCGGATCATCAAGGATGCCCAAAGAGGGGATTATCATGATTATTTATCTGGCTATGCTACGCCCTTGCAAATGCTAGTCAACAATCTTAGATTCGATGCACTCGGCCAGCGGATCGCGCTACATGCCAGCTTGGGGATGGATCACTTCTCGGCCGAAAGCATCTTGCGAATAAGCAAGCGTGAGGTCCATGTAGTTCCTGTGCCGTTGGGCAAGATTGTTGCCACGGCCGTTATAGCCAGGGTTGTCATTGAGAGTCATGACAAATGGTTCTTTGGGCCTTATGGGTGGGTATTCGAGGATGTGATTAAATTGGATGAACCAATCCCGGCCCGCGGGCATTTAAGCCTTTGGCAGGTCCCGGATGAGATTGAAAAAGAAATTAACAGGCAGCTTCATCGAAGGGGGAAACAAATATGCGGATAGTGGTTCCTGATTCATTAGTCAATAAAGTTTTTCATGACAAAGACCATTGGCATCTTCGGGCATTGGCATTGGCGACCATGCTTGAAATGATGGGCGTTGATGTCGAAGAAATCCTCACCGGGCAAAAAGAAACGTGTATAAAGCATATTCTACAGGCGAACCTTATGGAGAGTTCCGGTGCCAGCTGGGATTTGCATGAGCTAGTTGACATATTCAACTCACCTGTAGCAGGAGATAAATAGCATGGCTTCCATAATTGGTGATTACATTGAAGAAGTAATGATCGGACCTCATACATCGGCCGGGTATGAATGTTCGATGTGCGAAAGTCGGGGAGCAGAGGTAGATGAGATCGAACATGATGGTTATTGCATCGTTGGCGAAGCCGTTGCTCTCCTGGCAAAGCTGGAACTTGCTGAGCAGGAAAACCAGGGGCTGTCGGATGCCTGTGTACGGCTTCGAGACAAGATGCTCGATGGCGGGGCTATGACTCATCGCTTCACTGACATGATGGGTGGCCCTGAGCATGTGATTGACGCGGCTACGGAGTATTTCGGCCGGCTGGAGAAAGGGAAGGTTGGGTACATGCACAAGCTAGATCCCGAGGAAGTGGCGGCCATTGTGGAAAAGTACGAGACCGGCAATATCACCCAGGTTCGATTGGCTCAATATTACGGGGTTTCTCAGGCTGCGATCTCTATGATTGTTCGCAAAAAACGGAGACAGGGATGAACACGGCCACAAGAACTGTTATGACTCAGGGGGTTGTTACCCCGGAAGGAACTTGGTCTAGTACGGCCCAAGAGGTATGTGCTCGAATTGATAAGGCCGTTTCAGATGCCATGAAAATGATGTATGCCGAATATTCGTCAAGTGTAACTATAAAACAAGTAGCCATCACGCCATTGAACCTTGGTGGAATGATTTTCTTAGCGGTTACAACAGTAGCAGAGTGGGAAGATGGATAAACAAAAACGAGAATACTTCTTCACGGCCCTAGATAGTCACTTAAAGGCAGGAAAAAGTCCGGCTGTAGCCCTACAAAGGGCTGTCAAGGACTATGCCTATGTATGGCACACAGATGGTGACGGCCGACTTCCCTTTGGTCGGGCCAGCGAGTTAGCCCTGGAACAATTACAAGAAGGACAGGAAGGCGAACTCAGGGATGCAGACGGCTACATTGTGGAACTCAGGCGCACCAGAAAAAAGCTAACTCCAGCACAGCTTTTTGAGATACCAAAGCGGTATGCGGTTGGAGATGTCACACAGGCAGAATTAGCGGCCGAATACGGGGTAGATGCTTCGGCCATATGCCGCATCATTCAGGCATTTACGGAAAAAGATGACTAAATGGCCGGTTCACTCGATCTCCGTGGCGCTATATGATGAGCCCTGGCGTGAGAAGGCTTTCGACAAAATGGGAATCAGGGTACGAGTGACGCGGGTGATGCGGTATGCGTCCGGGAAACAAAGTAAGCATCGGGATTATTACCCAGGTCTTGGCTTGTTAAAGATGCTACCGGGACTTGCTTGGAATTATTATTTTATGTCATTTGAGATGAAGGATAAGATTCGGTTATCAATTCATCGGCAACCGGCCAAGCCAAAGGGTTCGATAGTGTACGGGATATACGTAGATACGCCCTATGAGGATGAGCCCGAATGATAAAAGTAGCTGAAATCGCTTATATGTATAAATTGTCCAAAAAAAACGGGCATCCTGAGACAACAGATGCGCTTTATGGCTTGCTTCTGCACGGCCTCGGTGAAAGGCAAAAACAAGCCGTAACTTTAATTAATGCTAATGGGCCAATGCGCTGTGTGGAAGTAGCGGCCAAGTTGCATATTAGCCGGAGAAACACTAGCTCGTTACTGTCCATACTTGCTACTTACGGCCTTGTTAGATATGAGACAGTGATTGACCATAAAGGATCTCATTACGAGTGGAAGGGTATAGAATGACCATTTACGCTGAGGACATAAATTATTGGAAAACCAGCAAATCAGGCCATAGCACATGGTTTGATCGGTCTGAGAAGCTGATCGAGGAAGTTGGCGGGTCTGTTCTCATCCAGTCTGTCGGGAAACACCCCGAGACCGGCGAAGCTAGGTGCATGTTGGGCTTTAAGATCGGAGATGATTTCTTCCGGGTTGTGTGGCCGGTTCTGGAGTCCAAGACTGGTGACATCGTAGCTGCTCGAAGGCAAGCGGCTACTATGTTGTATCACGATGTAAAAAGCCGGTGCGTTTCGTCCAAGGTGTTAGGGGCGCGGACCGCGTTCTTTGCCTATTTGATGTTACCTGACGGCCGGGTTACTTCCGAGGTTGAGGTTGGGGTATTTGTTGATAAAAAGATGTTAATTCAAGGAGAAACAAGTGAATAAAGAAATAGTAGATCCAGAAGAAGTAAAACTAGGGGATGTTGTTCAGATCAACCCATTCTCTGATTTAGACCCATGTTATCATGGAGTTTATTTTATTGTGGCGAAGGTTCTGTCATGGGGTGTGATGTTGACACATTATTCCCCGCAGATCGGTCTAAAAAGCCAGCCGCCGAGCTCATTTCACCTTCGAGTGGCTACAGACCAGCCGGGCCAGCCAAAATTCTTTCGGGTCGGCCAATCGCCGATTATCCCAGGGGAGATTGCTAAGGACATCTGGCCTGATGCTGAGGTCAGGACACGGGAAATACATGACGGAGAAAAAGAATGATATTTGAACCGCTGTGGGCCAGCGCCCAAAAAGATGAATTAATCCTTACGCTTGGCGGCCTGTGCCATTTCCATAAACGGAAGGACGGTCAGGTCACGATTCATGAGATAATCGTGCTTCCCAAGTACCAGCGCCAAAGCAAGGCCACGACCATGCTGAATATTGTTAAGGCTAGGGCTCGGGCAAATCCAGGGCCTCAGCCAACGAGCATCTTTGCAAAGGTGCCGGCGGATCTTCCAGCCAATCTTTGGTTTAAGGCTATGGGCTTCCAGCCAGAGGGCAACGAGGAAACCAAATCCGGCCGAATCATGACTCTCTGGCGTCTAAAACTTACTGTAGAAAAAGGAAGGAAATATGGCAAAAAGAAAATTAGTTATTAAGAGTGAAAAAACAGAAGAAACCTTAAAGGAATTGTCTCTGGAAGAATTCAGGGACATTGGTTATCTTCAAGAAGTCAACCGCCAAGTTCTGCACCTTGTAGGTCTTGCTATGTATGTCGAGATCGATGATGCGACCGGTGAGGCCACTGGTATAGGCGTCATTGATTATCGAGACGATCCCGAGGGTGTTTTCTTCCCCAACGGGGCGGACCGGGAAAAGGGAGAACGGGTTTACCAGGAAGTTATGAAGCGGGCCGCTCATCGGAAGCGGCTTTTTGGGGGACGTGGGTTAGCCCAACCGATTGATGAGACCATGGACCCACAGGAGCTATCGGGTTATCGGAAGTCTCAGGAGAAGGGCGGAAACGTTCTGAACAAATAATGGATGAATTTAATTTAGTTCGCCGGTTAGATTGTGTTTGGTGCGGTAATCGGCAAGTCCCGGAAGTCCAGGAAGAAGATAAGGACATCGGTTGGTTTTGGGAAAAGGCGGCCGGGCGGTGTGTGTTCGTCCATGAATATAGTGATGACCTGGCTCAGTGCTGGACTATCAATATGGAAGGTGAAGTACAAGCGGGTCTCGTTGCTTGGTCCGGCTTATTAGTTATTGAGCCGAAGGAGTAGCATGGGCGCAAAAAGCGAAGTGGTTATCAGACAATGCCCGATTTGCCATCAGCGGGCAGAGATTAAAATAACGGTCAAGGGCAACAAGCGAAAGGGGTTTACCGAGACCTGGAAGCACGTAGGGACTCGCCACAAAAAATCATATCGAACAAGTTAGGAGAAATCATGCACAACAAAGTAATTCTGTTAGGAAATCTAGGACAAGATCCGACCATGAGCTACATGGCGGACGGTACGGCCGTCACCAATTTCAGCGTGGCGACAAACCGGACCTGGAAAAATGCTGAGGGCGAACAGATGAAAGAGACCGTTTGGGTTCGGTGCTCAGCATGGAACAAGTCGGCCGAAGTGATCAATGAGCACTTCATCAAGGGACAGGCCATTTATGTCGAGGGACGGTTAAAACCCGATCCACAGACTGGTAATCCCCGTGTCTACGAGCGGAAAGACGGGGTAATGGCAGCTTCTTACGAGATCACTGTCACTGAATGGCGATTCGTTTCTGGCGGAGACGCCGGCGAAAGGACGCAAAGCCAGGGCCAGCAGCATCCAGAGGAAGAAGATGAAATCCCGTTCTAACCCGCCTGATGGATGGGCAGAAGTAACCGTAGGTGATGCGGGTGAGGATCTTGTCGATATGAAGATGTTTATCGAGGATGACAATCTCATTGTCATGATCCGTACTGAGGACGGTCAGTTTGCGGCCAGCGAGGACGGCGGTGAGACCTTCCGAGAACTCATTTATGCTGAGCAGTATGACAAGCTGAGGGACCGCTATGACAGGCAGCGCACAATGAACCGTGCGATCCTCATCCTCATAATTGTGGCTTTCATCATTTTGGTTTTCTCGGTGTTTGTCTAAAGGAGCGATATGGAAGAAGAAGAAACTAAAATTGTTAAGACCTTTGGCCCGGTTGGGCTGGATGGGGATCTCGAAATCGAGCCCGGCCGCTGGTATTGGTATGAGCCGTTGGGTGTTCCAATGATGGCTCTTTATCCAGCGACATCAGACGGTAGTGTTTGGTGGGTCTTAATTCCCCGGATCCACGTTGGAAGTATGCCAAAACTGATTATGGATACGATTGGAGAGTGTCATCTTACAGACCTTTTAGGTAAGGAGTCTCCGTACTAATGGCTTTTAGAAAAGGCAAGAGAAAGAAACCCCAGCCCGAGGCTCAGCCAGATCCCCAGCTGCCGGCCGAAAAGGAAATACGAACCGCTACCGTCACTGTGGAAACGGCCGAGTTGATGAGTCAGCCTGTGGGCGACTGTCGTCATCCTATGAAAAAGATGTTCCTGGTCGATGAGGATACCGATAAGCCCATGTTAGTTTGCACAGGTTGTACGGCGACTTTCCCGGTTATCATGGTTGTTGAGGGCGATGTGGTTCAAGACATTTGGATTGATCCAAGCGCCCTTGAACTAGAAGATGGCTCGGAAGAAGAATGAACACCGACAGGGAGTTAAAGGGTATAGTTGAAAAACACCCAGGGCATACCACAAATGAGTTGGCAGCTATGTCCGGTATATCAGAATCTTGGGCTAGTTTCGTCCTACGGCGCATGAGAAAGCGCGGAAGTGTGTACGGATATGGGCGCAATCCGCGTAGATACTTCAAGGGGCATAATATGAAAGCTGATATTGAGACTTTGAGCGACCATCAACAAGGGTTGGTCCGCTTCATGAACCATAACCGGTGTTATATCTTCATGCAGCACGGGATTGAGGCTTATACCGATTTTTCATGGAACTATCGGGGTGCATGGCTACTAACACACAGCCGCGGACCTTCAAACGCCACACTTCATGCGTTGCGAAGAAAGGGCGTTTTAGTGGAAGCGCCAGGGGAACACGTTCACTGGAATAGTACCCGGTACACCCTGGCCGACGATTGGAAAGATAAGGAGTAAATATGTTATATGAACTAACAACTATGAGTGACCAATATACCATCAAGGCCGATGATTTCCAGGTTGCTGCTTGTGCCTGTTTGCTTCTCGGGCGGGGTAATTATGCCTTGAAAGAAGTAGGCGGAAAGGGCTATGTTCCCATTTTTGTATTAGACGGTTATGTTGACAAATGGGTTAAGGATACATTTGGCATCACCCTGGAAGAACTTTTCCAGAGCGGCCGGGGGGAATTGCCCGTATGTCTGGATAGTATTGTAATCGGTGGACCACAGGGCCGGAAAGACTATCTAGCGGCTGCTCAGGGAAAGACCGGAAAAGAAGCTGCAGTGTTTTGGCTGGAGTGGCATGATGAACATCGGTCTTCCATGAATGACATCGGCCAATATGCCAAGGATTATGCTGTCGCCCTGCGAAAGGAAATAGCTAAGAGAGCCGATGAAAAATAGGTCAGCTTACGGCCTGTCGGCCGTGGCGAAGGCTTTTCCGATTATTATGGAGTCTATTAAGATCGCTGTTTGGAGAGCGGCGTTGTTTGAGAAACAAAATAATTTATGGTCTTGGAGCGCGAAGGAGAGAGTTATGGATCGAGATGAAAATTTGACAGATGAACGGATCTTGGGACGGTACTTGGGGCCTGCTCAGAGAGAGACCCTGTTGCAGTTTCAGAAAGAGGATGAGATCCCGGACGCCCATGTCAGGACAATGGCTCAGATAACCGGCCGCGGCTACCGTCCCCCTACCCAGGTCGAGATATGGCGCAATTATTACGAGGTTTGGGACACAATCGGGTTTTTTGCGCCGGCCGAATTGTATGTGTGGAAGGATGAGACTGACCATTACGTGGCTGAGTCCTGGCAGGAAGCAACCGAGTTGTGGGTAAAGCGCCTTGGAGAGAAGCGTGAGGATTACTACGAGGGTCAGAAATATGATGGGTGGTCTCGGATGGGCGGTGATGAAAAGTTCGCCATCTTCTGGTATGAAGATGATTGGCCGCCAAGTCTCAAAGAGTTGCCCGAGGAAATCATTAAAAATGGCGAACATGATGAGTCTGCGGGCATCTGGCTTGTAGATTTGACGGCGAAGAAATGGACCGAGGTCAACGGGAAGGGTTTCTTGGCTTCCAGCGAATACTAGGAGAAGGCTATGTCGGAAAGCATAGAGATTTTAGAAGCTAAGGCACTTGCATATTTTTATGTTTCCAGGTTGTTTACAACTAGCGATCCTGATCTCTCCGATTTAATTCACGATCTTGGTTATTACACTAGAGCAAATGACACAAAAGCGTTTTTTGCGACAACCAGGAAAATAGAGCAACACCTAAAGGAAAAGTGCGATGAATGATTTTGATGAGATCCGGGGTATGAAAACTGTATTACGGCCGGTTGAGTACATGGGTAAGTGTAATCCATTTGAGATTGATCTTATCATGCTATCTAAAATACAGAGCATGAAACTTCATGAGTCGTTGCTTCGGTCTTATCACATCCTGGATAAGGTTAAGCGACTGTTGGCGAACGGGACACCGGCCGGTGTTGTTGTGGACCTGATCGAGATGATGGAGACTCCGTTACCGGAAGCGGAAAAATTAGAACAAGAGGTATTAGATGATGAAACCGATTGAACAGCCCATGATGGCTAACCATATGTGTGTTTTCTGGCATCGTCCTGATGAGAGAATAGAGCCCATGTGGGATATGCTTGGCATTCACCGGCTCATGTGGCGTGGCGGGAAATCCCCTTACGTCATTTTCAGATGCAGTTCTGCGGCCTTCGAGTGGGTGCAGAATATCGACCAGGGCCATATTGAGATCCGGCACGTTCCGATAGGCTTGTTAGACAACCCCTATGCTGGTGAATTGGTTTGTACCATTAAGAATATAAGGCTAACTGAGGCGTGGGTAAACAAGATAAGTCGACTGGAATTTGAGATTGAACCCATTTATTTTCATATAGCGGCTGAGTGTGATATTGATTGGAAACTGTTTCCAATTTTTGAGGTCTCGGAAAGAGGCAAAGGAGTAAGGCATGAACCAAACAACAATATTGACAGTGGCGTTTAGCTGTCTCGTGTTCACGATCTTGGGCATTGAGATCGTGCATCGAGTTCGCACCGCTCAGGCTCATCGAGCCATTGTGGTCAAGCGGCTAAAGGACGTGTGTGATGAGTAGTCCTCAAGGTGATACTGGCGTTCAAGGTCCGACTAACAATCCTTTGGCTGTGCCTTTACCCGATCTCGTTGAGAGGATCACCGTCAAGTACGGTGAAACGGTCAGCGTAGGGGATTATTGTAACGTCCGATTGGATGTCGAGTACGTTGCTCAGGAAACGATTACCCAAAACCCCGATGGGTCAATTGCTTCCACTAGATTCTATGATCCTCATGCGGTCCGGGATGATCTGTTGGACAGGGCAAAGCTGACCGTTCAGACAGAGATCGATTTAGCCCTGGAAGCCCACGGGCAACCGCCAAAGTATTATGCGGGAATAAGATATAAAGTCATAGAGTCATATGTCCATAACCTTGTTGTCGTCGCCCCTGTCGAGTATGAAATGCCAGATGACTTTTTCCAACCAGATTTTCGGCATACCGGTGTTCGGTATCAGGTTGCATGGGACTTGGCAAAAAAGGCATCAGTGTTAAGACAGGGCTGCGAGATTTTTGATATGTCGTTAGCGAATACCCCCCCGTGGATTGAGAAAGAGAAGCTGGCCGAGGAAGAAGAGATTAGTGACCTCATCCAGCCGGACAAGGAGCTACCTCATATCAGCGACTAGCCATAGTATGATATAGTATTTATGTGGCCCGGTTGGTTTATCCATCCCCCATGTGTAGCACACAGGAGACCCCGGCCGGGCCATTTATTAAAGGAGATTTATGAAAGATCGCAAACAGTGGTTTGATAAAACAGCTAAGCCTATGGATGAAAGACCAGAATACAGGTTTTTAGAGCAAGAGCAGATCGGCGGAAAAGGTACTTATCAAGTTAATTTTATTCATTTCGTAGGACCGATCAGCGCACATAGCTTCATGCCTATTTTTGGTATCCTTCAATTCCTGGCCCAATCAGGCAAGATCAAGGCGAATGGCGATGTAGAACATAGGTTCGGTATCTATCAGCAACAGAAATGGGATTTGGGCGGGTCTTATTTAGGTCCCGTCAACAGCCAGAAGGAGAAGTAGATGCCCAAAGCAGAATATCCGCCTAACTGGAAGGACGTTGCTACCCAGGTAAAAGAAGATGCCGGATGGCGTTGTATTCGTTGCAAGCATCCTCATGAGAACCCTGGTCATCATATTAAGTGTGATATGAAATGTGACCTCGTGCGTCATCCTGAGATCCGGGGTGTAGAACATATAGATAATGAGGACGGGACGGCGGAACTTCGCCTAGATTGGGTGAGCGGCCAAAAGCAGCGGGTTCTTACGGTCCATCACCTGGACGGTAACAAGTGGAATCTTCAATGGTGGAATCTAACGGCTTTGTGTCAGGTTTGCCATCTCATTATTCAAGCGAAGGTGAATATGTTCCGGCCGTGGGCGATGTTTGAACACTCGGAGTGGTTTAAGCCCTATGCGGCCGGGTTTTACGCTCATCGTTACCTTGGCGAATCTCTCAGCCGGCAGGAAGTAGTAGAACGGATGAGCGAATTACTGGCCCTCGAAGGGCCTTTAACTTTTCCAACCTGGAAAAAAGCGGACTACATTGATCCAGAACAAAACTTTATAAAGGATTGACCATGATGGCAGGATTAGGACATTGGACTCAGCAAATAACATACCGAAACTGTGGGAATTGCCCGACCTGCCGGAAAAGCAAGGAAGATCGGCCCCACGGTCCATATAGCCAGCTTCGCCGTCGCAATCCCTTAGCGGCTAACAGAGGCGGGAAGCAAGATCATGTGTACCTCGGCCGAGTGGAACTAACTGAGGCGCAAATTAACTTTGTTAATGAGCGGTTCAATGGGCCGGAAGTGCCAACCCGAGAAGAAGTATTCAAAGCATTGGGAGTATAGCGAAATGGCAAACAAGTATCGAGTAGGTGCAGTAGATTATCCCCAAGATGACGATCCGACATTTTCTGATTTCTATCAGGCTCTCAAATATACCGAGGATGAAGGCATCAAATATATGGATACTATGTATGCTATTTGGGAGAATGATCATCCAATCGTGATACTCTATATGTTCGATATATTTACTAAAAATGGGTGGCTCTGGCCACTACAGCCGCGGCAAAAGCAGATGGCATTGGAATTATTATGAGTACCTCACAAGAAATTGCGGAGTTAGCTGCGAAGCTGCCAGAAGAAGATTGGGACTTGCTCGACAAGGCCGTGGTATTGCTTGAAAGATACGATCCTGATGCTGCGGCCGATGCGCTTAGATGGGCTCTTTTTGAACTTGACCTGGACACTGAGCATGTCCTTGAATTGGTAGACAATCTGGAGCGGGCGCTGGCCCGGTATCATCGTCCCCTATTGGAAGAATCCCAAGCGTTCAAGACGGATATGAAACGGTTTTTTCAATACATGCGCGGCTTCCTGAAGGATTATGAATATTTGGCTGCTCAGGAAATCATGGGGTTCTATGAAGGGATGTTTGCTCCGGCTGGCAAGAAAGTGTGTGGGTCACTCATAAAACAGTGTCGAGCCACGATAGACGGCGAGAATTGCCGGACGCCTTATGCAGGACCGGGGATTATGTATTGTCCGAAATGTGGCGTTGCCCGTCGCTTTTGCAACCGTACTCCTATTGCCTCTGGTCGATGTGGGGTTCATGGTGGAAAGCATATTGTTGGCGCATTTCGAGACGGGAAAAAGGCTTCCGGCCGGCTCAAAGTATACGGCGAGATGCTTAACGGTCAGCTTCGAGAAATGTATATTGAGGCGGTGACAGATGAGAATTATCTATCCGTAGCGCCTGAGATCGCGGCTCTGGCTGCTCGAAATGCCCAGCTGATGAGCCAGATGGGTGATACGGATTATATGGTTATTGCCGCGGGAATGGGGCGGGCTGTAGCAGAGATTGAAAGCGCCCTGGCTGAGGATAATTTCGCCCGTATTCATTTGGCTACCATAGACATTAAAGAACTCATGGGCTCAGCTATTGACGATTACCGGCGTTGGGATGAGTTTGGAAAGATAACAACCAGGATAGGACGGCTGACAGACGCTGAGCGTAAGCGCATTGTTGATGCTCAGCAAAGCATCTCCGTTCAGGAGATGTATATGCTCCAGCAAGAGATGTTGGTTGGCATCCGGGATGCAGCCACGGCCGCGGCTAACTATATTTGGACGTTGGCTCTTAATGGCAAGCTAGAGAACTCATCTCCTGTCAGGATCAGGAATGAATTTCTTAGAGAGATGCAAGGCCAGATGGCAGGTAAGAAAGGTCCGAAGTTGATTGAAGCCGATATTGTGGATGAGGAAGAATAATGGGTAATCAAAGTGCTTACAGGAAAATGGTAGTAAAGTTGCTTCGGGCCACGGCAGGGTTAATGCCTCGTGACTTGGTTTACTTCGTGTTGATACGGGTACAGCATGAGGTGACGGCCGAACAGTGGCCGGGTGATGGTCCAGATACAGAGTTGACTATGAGCCAAGCTATCGGCCGGTGGTATGCGTTGGGTATGTGGCCCAAGAATTTACGTGAATATGAGAAGGGGCGTAAGAAGGGGGACTAAAATGTTTCTTTGCATGGGTTTTTGGATCGCGGTCCTGATTTATCTTTATTTATACTATGACCCCCCGCGGTATTATGTCGTTTATTATTGCCCGTGTTGCGAGTGCTATCCGTGCGATTGTGAATGACATGCTGAATACCCAGTCGCCCCTTGCGCTCGGGTTTTACCAACAGGGGGCGCTGCTATGATGCCTAAAATGAAATGTTGCTCCTGTGGCAAGATGCCAGAGATAAAAACCCTTGAGGAAGATTTCTTCGTGATAGAATGGTTTGTAAGGTGTCGCTGTGGTAAGTCGGGCATATTGTCACCAAGCAAGGCATGGGCGATTAAAAACTGGAACAATGTTACAGATGCGCCGAAGACAGAAGGGGCATTACTATGATTGCGGATAGAAGTGGACACACTATTTCATGAAACAGAATGAGCTAGAAAGGCTAAAACAAGAAGCTAAGAAGCCTTCCATAGGCGATCTTTTCAGGGATGGGATTGTCCAGGGGCTCGATCCTGATGCGGCCGGGAACTATGAGATTTACCAGGATGACCCGGTTGGCTTTGTCAGTGAGGTTTTAGGCGCTACCCTGTGGTCTAAGCAGGTGGAAATGCTCGAAGCGGTCCGGGATACTGAGATCGTGCATATAAGATCGGCTACGGGTGTAGGCAAAACTTTCGGGCTGGCTCAGTTAGCTATATGGATATATAAGGCTTACCCCGGCTCTCAGGTTTACACAACCACAGCCCCGCCAGAAGCCAACTTGAAACGCCTGTTATGGGCTGAGATTTATTCCCTAACAAAAGAATTCCCCGAATTGTTTGCCGATGATGACATCCGGGCTTCGATGTTCATTACCCGGCATCCAAAAGAGTTCATAACTGGAGTTACGATACCCGTTTCCAGTAGTGATGAGGATATAGAAACCAAATGGTCAGGTAAACATGCTCCTGTAATCGTGTTTGAAGCCGATGAAGGAGACGGAATCCCGGACCCAGTTTATAAAGGTATGGACGGGTGCATGTCGGGCGGGATGGCAAGACAAATTATTTGCTACAACCCCAAGAAAAAATCCGGTGAAATATATCGCCGGGAAAAAGAGGGGCGGGCCTTAGTCATCGAAATGAGCGCCCTGGACCATCCGAATGTGCTGACAGGGGAAGATATAATCCCCGGCGCGGTCACTAGGGCCAAAACGGTTGAACGTATCCATCTATGGACCGAACCGAAGCCCCTGGACATGGACGTTAATAGCACTTGTTGGGAAATACCCGAGTTTCTTTATGGTGTCACCGGGAAAATGAATGATGGGACAATAATCCCGCCGCTTCTCCCAGGTATACGAGTCGTTATTGACAACCAGTTTTGGTATAAGGTCCTCGGCCAATACCCCCCTGGCGGAGTGGATCGGCTGATATGGGATGAGTGGATAGATATGGCCGTGTCTAAATGGGAACTGATGAGAGCGGCCCATGATGGTATTGTCACCCCGCCGGCCGGGATTCAGCCAACTATGGGGCTGGATGTGGCCGACTTCGGTCCTGACCATCACTCTGCTTGCTTCCGGTATGGCATGTGGGTTGATGTTCCTGAACTTTGGAAAGACTCAGACCCATCAGATGCGGCCGATAAAGCAGCTAGGATGTATATTAGGCGTGATGCCAAGATGTGTAAGGTTGATGCAACAGGCGTTGGGGCCGGCACCCCCGGCAATATGGTCAAGTGGGGACGGAGACAGACGCCCCGGAAGCGGATCGTTGCTGTCCGGGTGATGGTGGCCGAGTCAGCCCGCGGGACCGCCGGCGTTGAAGCGGATTATGCTGAGTTCTTCCAGCTTCGAGATGAGTCATATTGGACGTTAAGAACTGTTTTCAGGAAGGGTGAAATAGCCATCCCGCCAGAAACCTACAACGAAGCCTGTAGACGCCTACACGATTCATTGAAGGCGGTTGATTATGAAATTACGGGAAAAAATCTGATACGGGTTACTACCAAACAGATCATGAGAAAGCGCCTGACCTTTTCGCCCGATGAGATGGAAGCCCTCATGTTATCATACGCCTTGGAAAACACTTGGATGGGCGGAATAAGGAAAAAGGCATGATTAGACCCGAAGAATTTGATCCCCTAGACTACGATGTCTATCATATCGGGATCAGTGGGGGAAAAGATAGCACAGCGACCTTGTTATGGCTCATTTATGAAAGTGGGTGGCCTACTTCAAGAATAGTCGCCACTTTCTGTGACACCGATAATGAGGATGTGTTGACATACAATTATCTGGCGATGCTCTCAGAGCGTGTATTCCCGATCCAGACAATTGATCCAGGTATTGGCTTTTATGAACTGGCCCGAAAGAAAAAACGGTTTCCTTCAAGGAGAGCACGGTTTTGCACTCAGATATTGAAAGTTATTCCGTCCATGAAACATATTGAAGAACTAAAAGAAAAAGGGAAAGTCCTGGCTCTTAGCGGTATTCGTAAAGCAGAGGGGCATAGTGCAAATGACCGGGGAGACTTGGACCAATTTCATTATGATGACACCTACGGGTGTGACAAGTTTTTGCCAATTTATGAATGGTCCTTAGATGATATTTGGGAAGCGCACCGTAAATACTTGGATGTTGAGGACGTTGTTGAAATAATAAAGGATGATGAGGGTGTCCCATTAACGACCCGTTTAGAGTTAATCCAAAGGGTTAGGACAACCGGTGTGCCAAGAAACCCGCTGTATGATATGGGGGCTAGGAGAGTTGGGTGTTTTCCTTGCATCAATTCATCCAAACGGGAAATCAGGGCGATTGCTCATTACCGGCCTGAGCGTATTGACTTCATTGAGTCAAAGGAAGGCTATTTTAGCGATAATTCTAATATGTTTTCGTCTATGTTTGCCAGGAAAACAGTGCCCGAGCGATGGCGGACTAAAGAAATAACTACGGCCGATGGCGAAAAGATGAATGTAGCAACAATCCGGGATATTGTTGCATGGTCCAAAACCGCTTGGGGTGCTCGACAGTATGAGTTGTTTCATCGGTTAGACGATGACGATACCCTATCTTGTGATATGAGAGGAATGTGCGAATAAAGGAGAAGTGACATGAAACTATTATTGATTTTGTTAGCCTTTTTATTTTTGCAGGATCCGGAGCCGCTTGCACCTATGGATTGTCCGAACGGCATGGGAGAGGTAGCCAAGTACGATCCCGCGGCCTACGATGGACAGGATTTTGAGGTTGGTTTCGAGTATGGAGCGGAGTACATTGACATTGGCGGTATGAACTGGAATGACGATCAAGAGGTTTGGATGGTGACATGGTTTGTTCAACTAGATAATTTCGATGTGCCCATCTCGGCCGCGTTCATGAAAGCGGGCATAGAAGGAGACCAGCTTTTCATTTATGAGCCGCCCAAGACACCTCAGACCCCGGCCGAGCCGATCCTCATACAGTCTGATGGTAAAGGTATCTCCCACATTACATGGTGTACCCCGCTTGTGCCAACCGCGATTACTTTGACCAGCTTCACGGCCGAGAGTGATGATATAACCCTGGCTGTGTGGTTTCTTCTTGCCGGTATCATTTCGATAATGGTGATCGTGCTGGTGCTGGCTGCGGCCAGGGGAAAGCGGAATAATGGAAAGTAAATCAATTGCACTTGGGGAACTTCAAAAGATGTACGCTATATGTGGTTCTCAGCCACCGGGTTATCAGGGTCTTCCGCGGGGCAAAATAGTGTTGTGTCCTGAGTGTAAGGCAAAGACCAAGGAAACTGGAGAAGTCACTTATTGCAGCCGCCATTTCGTTGTTGCGGTCATTCGGGAATCGCCGTAAAATGATTAAATAGTGGGTAGTTCATGCCTACTTCTCTTTCCAACCCGCGTCGTAACACTTTACGGCGCGGGTTTTTTTGTGGTACACTGTCCGCATGGCTCTAACAAGTGACCCTAATGTTCCTGGATTTGTACTAGATCCCTCACTAGGTATCTACGTACCGACAGCAAGTTATGGTCCTGGTAAGATGTTGCCTCATCCTTTCGATGCTGTGAATAAAGGGTTTGTTAAAGCCCAAGGCGTCGTTAGCCATGTGCCAGGAGTTGGCACAGTATTGGCTCATGATGAGGAAACGGGTATTGCTTTTTGGCCGGCCTATGCCTGTGGCATGGATGACATGCTATCAAGAGCCCTCGTCGAGGGCTACATGGCGAATTCCGGCACATCCCCAATTGTAAATACCCTACTAAGTACAATCGTTACCAAGGTCCAAGCTATGGTCGGCACTTGGATTTCAACTGTACGCGGCCGGACCTCTCCGGTGAAAAAGACTTTGGACCTCATGGCTCGTGCTCAGGACAGCCAATTCGGAGCGTCTAAATTCGTACAGCTATATATGGGTGCGCTGATGGTTGACAACCGAGGTGCTATAGGTGCTCAGTTGCCGATTGGAGAGATCCCTTTCGACAATTGGGATCAATATGGGATGGAAGCCGAGCAGATCCCAGGTCTTGATAAGTCTGGAAAGCGCATGTTTGTTCTAAGAACCGAGCAAGAGGCTTTCCGGGAAAATCAGGGGCTGTGGATGCTGGACGGCCTTACCTGCTATCCTACCGGCAATTCCGAATATCCTTACTGGATAAGCAAATATAGCAGCGACCTTAAAGAAGCTGTGTGGGTGCTCATCCACCGTGATTATGGTTTCCAGGTCCTGAATCAGGCCGGTGGCCGTAACGATATGTATCCTGGCTTCGGCCAATCAGGGGCATGGCGCTTTTCGCCCTACATGATCAAGTATATGGCTATCGAGCGCCAAGATTGGGAACATTTGATCAATCAGCCCATGCGCGGCGTTGTCTGGATCTCTGGCTTGGACTATCCGACTCAGTTCAGGGATCAGCTAGAAGCCTATGAGGAAGAACGTGAAGGTCAGGAGATGTATTTCTATCCTGGCGTTTTCTTTGGCGGATCCCGTGGGGAAAACAGCAAGATCGCTATGCTTCCGTGGGGCGAACCGCCGGCCGGGTATACGGCCGAGGGTTGGCGGAAAGAATGGGTTGACGCGCTGGCCGCGGCCTTCCACCTTAATGTCACCCACCTTGAGGTTCGGCTCGGTGAAGGCGCGATGACTCAAAGCGACATCGCCAGCAGCATCGAGGCGGAGACGGCCGTAGCTGCCATGCGGTCACAAATTGAAATGGTTTGGAATTACATGGCCCCGCCACGGGTGTTAGTTCAAGTTATATGGAAAACTGACCGAACCCGGCGCTACCAAATCGACTCGGCCGACAAGCTGTCACAGGCTATCGCCCGCCTTAACGGAATGAACCAAGCGCCTAATCAGATGGTCCCCGGCAATCCCGTTTTCTCCAGAGAGGAAATTCGGGCGTTGCTTGAAGGGTATATTGGGATCGAGATCCCCGAAACTGAAACATATGACGACATCGAACCGGATTCCAAGACCGGGGAAGATGTCGAGGAAACTTATTGGCCGATGTATAACGGGCGGGCCTTAACAGACCTTGAACTAGACGCTAACCTTGAAAGCATATACAAAGTTGGCAACTATGTTATGTTCCTTGACTCTGGTGAAATGGGCACAATCCTTCATTGGAGCGGCAACAACGATTGGGTATGGGTGCATACCGAGAACAAATATACCATGCTTGTACCTGGGTCTCGCCTGTGCTTGATGATAAAACAAGATCCGGGCGAACTTGTTAATCCTGATGTGTTTGCCGGAGACCCCATTGATGGGATTCATTACGCCTATGATATTGAGGGTAGCACAATCGTTTGGCATGGCACTTTTAAGGTTGGAGACAGGGCTAAGACCGCTGAGGGGACGCCTGTGACTATCGTGGGATTTGCCGGGACCATGGCTCTTATAAAATTTGATTGGGATGGCCCGCACATTGACCCGAGACAGATGGATGCTAATACGCTTCGGCCGTTTGGGGTCGAGGTGGATGGCGACCCGCTCCCCCGTGTAGAAGAAGTTGATTTAGATGCTGATGGCGCTGAGTCTGAGGCCCGTGACACTTGGCAGGACATAGCGCCCGAGGACAAAAAGGATCTGCTCGATGCCGAAGACGAACCGGGTGACGATTAAGAGGGAAAACGCAAAAATATTTTACCGGCCGACTCCTGAGCAGGATTTCGAGCCGGTGGACATGGAGCGTCTTGGCAGTTTAGATTGTCCAATTAATGTACGCCTTCACTTTCATTCTTCTTGTGGTCCACAAGAAAAAATAGTACATTTTCGGAAACACGATGACACCATTGTTGCTGTATTTCGTATGCAATCTTGGGACGGTCTTACCTGGGAGTCTGTCGAAAGATTGCCTGATGATTACCCGGTGGAATAAATGAGCCACGGCCGAGATCCGAGAAAATACCGGATTGGGGGTGCGGTTTCCCCGGAACTGGTTTCTCCGCCCTTTGAAAACCCTTTGCCAACACGACCAGAGTATGAAAATCTCATAGACCGACTCGGGATCCGCCATCTCCTTATGGGCTGGTGGTGGGACGATGAGGACAAGGTTTACCGGCGCGATGAGACCGGCGAAGAAATGAATGAGGAAGAAATGATCGCGCTGCGGGATCAGATTTCAGATTGGCAGGTCGATTACTTTGCCGCGTGGCCGTTGGAAGAAGAAGAAAAACCCAAAGAAGATGAGGGGACTAATATCCTGGCGCTGCTTCTTCTTGGATTCATTACCCTAACCATCTTTGAGACTCGGATGAGGTCGGCTATCCAGGACTCGGCCGTGATTCAATACACCTTCGGCCGGGGCGGGTTCGACAGGATGGCTAGTGCTGATTGGAACTTTTTGAACGGCTATCTTTTGGGGCAATACGGTTTTCTCTCAGACTTTGCAGACAATATTGCGACAGGCGACCTCTCAGAGGCGTGGATCGCATGGGAGACCGGCTTATACTTTGATACGGCCCTAAGCAACTTCGAGCAGGGCCGTATGAAGGCCCAACATGAGAACTTGAATTTAACCCGGCATCCAGGGGACTTTACCAGTGAGTGCTTGATGAAATGCCGGTGTTACTGGTCATATATGCGGACTGAGGATACTATAGAATGCAAATGGATAAGGACCGCTATGGAGTCTTGCCCTACTTGCATCGAACGGGCGTCCTGTCCACGGGTAATCTTCGAGAAAGACACTGGCGATCATATTAACATGGAGTGCTATGAACAAGCAGACGCCATCTAAGGCCGAGAAGGAACAAGAGCGCATAGATCGGCTTGTTCGGGTACACCGTATTAGTCAAATGATGGCTGACAAAAAGAGGGTTGAAAGAGAAGGGCGCATCATGAGAAGTGTTGCCCGGAAGATTGCAAAGAAACGTGTCCATAAACCCAAGCCGGTGAGACGGCTCAAGAACTCCTTCGCTATTGTCAGTATCGGGGGAGTTAATGTTGAGGATGAAAATGACTTCCAAGAACTCTAAACAGACCCAGGAAATTGAGATCCCGTTTGATGTTGATGAGATGCGAGATGAGTTGGGCATTCCCGAGCTTGAGGCCGAGATCGATGAACTCAAACGAACTGTAGCAACGCTCCAAAATTCAGTTGGGGAGTGGTTGGTCTACATGAACCTGATGGATCGTCGCCTTCAGGCCCTTAGTGGCGAACCAGAGATTAGCGAAACCGTTACCTATGTCGCTCGTAGCGATGGTGATGTTGAACTCCAGCGTCATCGTCCCCCGATCCCGGCAAGTCTGATGGAAGCCAAGCCAGGACCGGTAAAACGGACAAAGAAATAGGGATTGCCATGCCTATATATATTGATTGTCGATGTCCTGGTTGCAAGCACATCCGAGGTCAGGCAACGGAAGGTAGCGAGGTCCAGTTACAATGTCGCCAATGTAAAAAGCTGGTTCAGGGCAAAGTCATTGACGGAAGGTTTCAAGTGACCCGGCAAGCGTCTGTCGGGCCAGCATCTCGGGGAATAATGTCTGTTGATCCCCCCTCACTTATTGGATAGATTTGACAGAGGCAATATAGCCGGTTTATACTGGACACAATTGAATTAGAGTTTGAGCGTCAATTGGAGCGCCACCATTAGGTGGCGTTTTTTGTTTTAAGGAGAAGTCTATGGCGTTTGTAACCACGAAAGAGTATGCACAGTTAGTAAAACGGGTGGAAAAACTTGAAACGCGGTTGGGGCTGAATGAAGTCACGACCATCGAGCAGGCCCTGACGCTCCAAGATGTTTATGGTGAAGATGTGGCCCAAGTCCTGGCCGAAGGTGGTTTCAAAACACCACAACAGGTTTCAGAAGCGACCGATGAGGAACTGTTAGCAGTTTCTGGCATTGGCCCGGCCAGATTGAAAAGTATCCATACAAAATATATATCTGAAGATAAGGAGTAGCACATGGCCTGTCAAAGTACAACTGAGTATGAAATCAGAAATTGTGGCGGAGAGGGCATCATTGATGCTCTTTTCGAGTTAAATTTGGCCCAGATTCAGCAAGGGCTGGGAATTGGCTGGACCATTGACATCACGGTTGGCGCTGAGGGCGGTGATTCAATCTTGGTTGAATTAGAGGTATTCGACGCTGAGGGCAATCCGCTAGAGGAAGTCAAACATCTTGTGGCGTGGCTGGCTGATGGAAACGGCGGTCCGAATCCCCCAACAACAACCGCCCCGGACGGTGATGTGGCGATTAGCGCCAAAGGCACCATCCTGATTGAGCATACGGCCGACATCTATTTCGAGTTGCTAACAGATGTAAACGGGGAACTCGACTTCGATATTGGTGAGGCCGGTGCCGGCACTTGGTATTTGAACGTGGTTCAGAGCGATGGCAGCGTTTACATTTCGCCAGCCATCACCTTCGCATAAGGCGAGATAATATGCCTAAACCAACTTTTCGCCCTAACCTGACTTTCCAAATGGATGAGGCCGTCCGGGAAGATGGCCGGATACTCATCAACAGCGGAAAGACAACTAGAAACCGGGACTGGTGGACAGGAAAGCCATACCGGTTAGTACCCGATGGAATGCGGCTGAAATATTTTTATAAAAACCCCCTGGTTCTGTGGATGCACGATTTCAATATTCCGCTTGCCAAAAGCAACGACACCTACATTCGTGATGGCATGTTGTGGGCAACGGATGACCTGGAGTTCCACCGTAGGACAATCCCCATTGTTGCTATGAGTGGTGGACTTTTTGGCGGTGGCGCGGCCGTAGGAGAGTTTGACACCTCTGTTGTGGCCGATATGTGGCAAGAAGGTTTTTACAATGCGGTTTCAGTCCATGTTATGTTCCGCCCCGAGGATGAAGAAAACATCATCGAGGAAGAAGATGAAATTGTAGCCGGGACCTCTGAGGTTCTGGAATGGTCTATCGTAACCATGCCCGGAGATCCTGAATCCGGCCGCGAAGAAATGGTAGACCGGATGGTCCATAAGGGCATGAGGCGCGATGTGGCTGAAGCTATCGCCAGCGGGCCGGGAACTTTTGCGGTTTCTGGATCTGCTCTCTATGTCCCCTCTCATATGTTAAAAACTGCCAACAGCGGTAGTTCTGTATCCGTACCAGTTCAGAAGAAAAGGAAGGTAGTTATGAGCAAGAGCACACCGGCCGAAGAGGTCGAAACAACTGCCGCTGAAGCAGCCGAAGAAGTTGCTGATGTGACGGTAGAATTGGAAGTCCAGGATGAGCTAGTAATTGAGGAAGAAATCGAGCAGGTGATCGAGATCCCAGCTGTCGAACTTGCCTCTGCACTGGCTGAGGATGAGGAAGCCATGCACATCATGGCGATGGCCCTCATCAATCATTCGGGATTTGGGCAAGCATTGGCCGAGGCATATGGTCAGTCGGTTCCGCCGGCAGCCGAATTGCTTTCCGCGCCCGCTTTGCCCGTCGCGATTAAATTCGTGAGTAGCGGTCGATCACAGGTCAGCCAGCCAGCGCAGGCCGCTCGACCGGCTGTCAAATCGGCATATCGGCCGACCGTAGCGCAGGCCGCGCCCGTAGCTTTGCCAAATGCTAAGCCAAAAAAGAAGTCACCTTTTTTGACTATGTATCGTAAGAACAAAAGCTAACGGTTCAGATTATCGGTCAATAGACCTTACTTTTTTAAGGAGATAAGTTATGACACTCGAATTTGAAACCATGCTACCCGCAGGCAAGTGGTCAGACGCTTGTGAGTTGGCAATCATGGACTTGCGGCCGTATGTTGGGGATGATGTTCTCGGTAACATTCCCCGGTACTTCGGTCGTTGGGAAGATGGCAATACCCAGGAACTTCTATTGGAAGACAACTATGGCGAGACCGCTGCCGAAGGCGCTTGCGATTTCGTTGTTTTCTCCAGTGAAACCCTGGAATGCACCATCGTTATTCCCAACCAGGACCGGATCGCCGCTGGCGTTGACAATGTTGATTACATGCAGTTCTTGACCAAGTTCTGCAAGGCCAAACGAATTTTCAAGTTCCCGACTCTGTTCAATTCAGACGGGTCATTCCGGGAAGGCGAAATGCTTTCCGATCAGTTCCTGGAATATATCTTTGCGGACCTGCGGAAACGTTACATGCAGAAACTTCGGAGCGAAGCATGGAACGGTACTCAGGCAGGGGCAAATTCGTTTGCCGGTATCCTGACTCAGTTTGACGCCGGTCCTGTTTCATCTGGCGATGGCTGTGAACTGTACGAGCCAGTCCGGTTGGATTGGGGTGTTCAGACTGGTGCAGGGGCCACAACCCCGACCGCACCAGAAGCGGTCATTGATGCCGCGCACGATATTCTTACCATCCGTGGTGAGGATTTCGATGGCTTGGAAGGCAAGAACTTGGTTGACTTCCTGGTTCTTTGGATGGAACGTCTGATGGAGCATGACTTGGCTGGATATTCCAATGCCGACATCATGTTTGAGTTGTGGGTTGGCCGAGGCCAAACAACTTGTATCGCAGAGTTGGCCGCTTGTATGCAGCCCTGTGATGGTTGTGTGAATCCGATGAGTGACCCCCTTATCCGGGATCGTTCGGCCAGCTTCCGCAAGAACAAAGTCATCTGGCTTTACCCCTATGACGAAATTCCCATTGTGATACGGACTAGCCCCGAGCTAGGCGACCGAATGATTTTGGTCCCCAAACTGATCGGTGGCGCTCCTTCAATCGCTTGGGTTTTCCGCGATCAGGCTGAGCAAGTTGCGATTCTGAACGGTGAAATGCCGTACTACGGCGCTGAGGGTGGCGCGTTACCGGATGAGAACACTCTTTATCCAACCGATGAGGTTGATGATGAGTATCCCTTCCCGGTCCGGGCCTTCTCGATCAATGTTCAGAAGAACGGCAACTGTATCGACTACTGGATCAACTCTGAGAGTGTAATAGTCCTCTCCGCGTGGCATCTGTGGCTCGACATCACTTATGTTGACTGTAACGGGCTTGTCCCCGAGCGTGTCTATCATGATGAGGGTGTTGCGGTTACTGTTTGCGGCGTTGTTGATGCGGATACGCTGGACCTGACCGTGGCCGCGCTGGAAGATTATGGCGCGGTTGCCGCTGATGATACCTACGCTGTCTATGGTTCAGATGGGGTGACTGTCCTCATCGGTACGGTGGTTGGTTATAACACCGGCACTGATGTACTTACCCTTGACTTTGCTGTCGCCGTGGATTGTGATACTGGCGGTGGCATGGTCGGTGCGACGGTGGTTAAGTTAGCCGAAAACTAGACCATTAATTGGTAAGGGGGTCGGTTTTCCGACCCCCTTTAGTTGAGGTTAATATGGGTTGTGGTTGCAACAAAAAGAAAAGGACGGCCAAGTCAGCAAATACACCGAACGTAGAATATTCGGCTAACGGGACTAATGATCATGTGCGGTTGGGCTTAAAACCGTTCTTTGCCCTTCCTATCAGGCTTCCCCAAGCTATCAACGGTAAGGATGTTATTATCGTGGCAAGCTCCAGGAAAGCGCCTGCTAAGGAACAAGGGGCCTTGATCATCGTTGGCCGAAATGCGAAGATTGAAAAGGCTCATCGGCAAGAGATGACGGATAAGTGGCCGCAGGCATTTATTGATGTTTGATGTCCTGGCCCAGGTTCTTATCTTAACAGCGGCCAATTATCTTTTGGTGTTTTACATGACCGAACCGGTTATGGGCCCGTTTGACACATTTCATAAATTAAGGCTATGGGTCGGCCTAACACCGGAGTTCGAGACTAATATTGAAACCGGTAGCCAAACGCTAATTGGATATGAAGATGGTGACAGCTTCTTCTCTAAGTTGTTGAACTGTCACAAATGTTTCTCGCCGTGGGCTGCAGCGTCACTCATCATCCTATCCTGGCTGGTGGGCTTCGTTGAACCCGATCCTACGAATCTTGTTCTCTGGCTGTCTGTTTCTGGCGCGACTGTTTTTCTGCTTGAATAACAGGCATCGCTTAAAATCGAGTGATGAGGCTGGACAGTCGTACAACCTGACTGTCCGGCCTTTTTCTTAGGAATAATCATGGCTTTTATTCGGCAAGGAACTTGCAACCGATGTGGGCAATGCTGTGGCGCGGATGGCAGCCCTAATCAGGCTAATCCATTTCCCCGTAATTGGCCGGAAGCTCTTCGGCATTGGTCGCTGGATGATGCGGTCAACGAGCTGTGTCCTCAGTTGGGTATGTTCGGTTTTGGTAATCTTGGCGATGAGATTGGAGTAGCCCCTGAAAATCGTGTAGGGTTTTATCGCGTAGGCGGCAGAAAAAAACCATACGTCTGGATTACGGGCGAAGGCTGCTGTAAGGACACCAGTCCACAGAATAATGGATCAAGCTATTCCTTGGAGTGCCCTTTCTTGGAGCCTACCGACGGCGATCCGAATAACATCCGACCATGCGCCCTGATTGGCACACAGGACGATGGCGCGTACAAGAAGTTCTGTGATCCGGAAGGGCCAGTTCAATTTGAAACACAAGCCAGCCTTGACCAGTGGGAAACCGATCATCCCGAGTGCAGTCATTACTGGGTGGAGGAATAATGACTACAATCCGAGCAGGAAATTTAGATATAGGAGGTGCAACGTTCGAGGCATCTGACGGAACAAAACTGGCTGTCATGGCGGATGCTACGACCCTTCGCGTATATAAGAATCTTGACACCACTCCAGTTCAAGTTATTGCAAGAACTTCCGCTATTTTCTTTGATGTAGGAGCCGGAGATATTGGCTGGTTTCATGCTGCAATAGACAGTAACGACGTAATCCATATCGTTCTTTCCGGCACTGTGGAAGCTACATATGATGTCGTTTATACTACAGTAACCGATCCTCTTGGGACTCCTTCGTGGGGCATAAATGAAGAAGCCTACGACTACAGCGAAGATGCACCAACCAGTCCTGGCTGTGCTATTTCCATTGATTCCAACGACAAGCCACACATCCTAGTTGTTGATAACGTCAAACAGACCGGCTCTTCTCAAGATAATGTTTATTACACTGAAAAGACGGGAGCATCGTGGGCAAGTCCGACGCAGATTGGCACTCGAAGCACGAAAACGGACAGGTATGTTTGTCCCTTTATTACAATGAGAAACAGTGACTACATCGAAGCATGGTATTATTTTGATGTAGGCGCGTTTGAGATGGCGTATAAATCTTGGACTGGTTCATCTTGGACGGCTGAAAGTCTCTATGGTGTGCAAGGTAATCTGGGCAAGGTGACAGCGACATCAGGGGGGACTGTTTATCGGAATTTTGAGGCTTACTCAGATGAGGAAATTAAAGAAAATAATGTTGGAGCAGGATATTACACTATAGACACGGTAGGCGACGAATACCATGGATTATTGGATGCAGCACTTAGCGGTTCCAACCGCTACATTTTCTACATCGATACAGGCGAAGACATTCACCTAATTTCCAACGATGGTGGTGGCTGGACCGACGAAGGCGATTTGCAAGTCGGTACATATGAGGCAGTCATCGCTGGCTGGTCTTACAATAACCTAAACAACAGGGTTTCCATTGACTACATTTACAGCGATGGGACGAATGTCTATTGGGGAGAAAAGGTGCTTCCAAGAGTTTTTGTTACACACGTTTAATTTGGTTACATAGGATAAGTCATGGGTCTATTAGAGCTTGAAGCAAAAGGTGCCGGCGGTGGCGGCGGTGGTGCTCAGGGTGATACCGGTGTCCAAGGCGATACCGGAGAAGGCGATACCGGAGAAGGCGATACCGGCGTCCAGGGCCTGACCGGTGACACTGGTGACGATGGTGACACTGGCATCCAGGGCGATCAAGGTGATACCGGGACTGGAATCCAGGGTGATACTGGAGAGGGCGACACTGGTATTTCAGGTTCGCAAGGTGATACTGGTTTCAAAGGTGATACTGGTACAGTTGGCACTCAAGGCGACACTGGCGATCAGGGTGACACCGGAGAAGGTGATACCGGCATCCAAGGTGACACTGGTGCTGACAGCACTGTCCAAGGTGATACGGGCGACCAGGGTGACACCGGAGAAGGCGATACCGGCATCCAGGGTGACACGGGGGCCGACAGTACCGTTCAGGGGGATACTGGAGAGGGCGATACTGGTATTCAGGGCGATACGGGCGATGGCGACACCGGCATCCAGGGAGATACCGGGGCTGACAGTACCGTCCAAGGTGACACTGGTGATCAGGGCGATACCGGTGTAATTGGCAATACCGGAGACAAGGGTGATACTGGCGACGGCGACACGGGTATCCAGGGCGACACCGGGGCTGACAGTACCGTCCAAGGCGATACTGGCGACGATGGCGACACCGGCATCCAGGGTGACACCGGAGAAGGTGACACTGGCATCCAAGGCGATACTGGCGGCGATGGCGACACCGGCATCCAGGGAGATACCGGCGACGGTGACACTGGCGACCAGGGCGATACGGGCGATGGCGACACCGGCATCCAGGGAGATACGGGTATTCAGGGTGACACCGGAGAAGGTGACACTGGCATCCAGGGCGATACTGGCGACGATGGCGACACTGGCATCCAGGGTGATACCGGGGCTGACAGTACCGTCCAAGGTGACACTGGTGATCAGGGCGATACCGGTGTAATTGGCAATACCGGAGACAAGGGTGATACCGGTGATGATGGCGATACGGGTATCCAGGGCGACACCGGGGCTGACAGTACCGTCCAAGGTGACACTGGTGATCAGGGCGATACGGGCGATGGCGACACTGGTATCCAGGGAGATACTGGTGATCAGGGTGATACGGGCGATGGCGACACCGGCATCCAGGGAGATACGGGCGATACGGGTGACACCGGAGAGGGTGACACTGGCGATCAGGGCGATACGGGCGACGATGGCGACACCGGTATTCAAGGCGATACCGGCCCAGGTGTTGGCGATACTGGAGAGCAGGGTGATACTGGCGATTCGGGTGACACTGGTATTCCTGGTGTTGGGGCTGCCTATTATGGCGAGATGTCTGTTGTTGGAAACTCTTCTGGTCAAACGCTAACAACTGCAACTCAATTTTATAAAATCACTCAATTTGATACTAATGGCGATTCAAGTGGGACAACGCCAGATCATGCCAATGATCGCATACAAGTAGCCAATGCCGACGATTATGAAATAACCTTTGCGTTTTCATTCTCCGGTACTGTAAGTACCGTTTATATTATTGGAATTTATATAGGCGGCGCTCTAGTTACCGACTTGCAAATTGAACGGCAAATAGGTTCAGCCAACCAGATTGGTGCGGCCGTAGTATCTGGTATTGCGGCGATTACAGCATCTCAATATGTTGAAGCCTATGTGAAGTCCGATGGCACAAGTACGAATTTCACCATGACACATGGCAACCTTAGTGTTCGGACAATCGGGCAGCTTGGGGCGCAGGGCGATACTGGCGACCAGGGCGACACCGGTATTCAAGGCGATACTGGTGACGATGGCGACACGGGTATTCAGGGAGATACTGGTGCTGATAGTACCGTCAAGGGTGATACTGGTGATGATGGCGACACGGGCGTAATTGGCATTACTGGCGACCAGGGCGATACCGGCGACGATGGCGACACGGGTATCCAAGGCGATACTGGTGACGATGGCGATACCGGTATTCAGGGTAGCACTGGTGATCAGGGTGACACCGGAGAAGGTGATACTGGCATCCAAGGCGACACTGGTGCTGACAGCACTGTCCAAGGTGACACTGGCGATCAGGGTGATACGGGTGTAATTGGCATTACTGGCGACGATGGCGATACTGGCGACGATGGCGATACCGGCATCCAAGGCGACACGGGTGCTGACAGTACCGTCAAGGGTGACACTGGTGATGATGGCGATACCGGCATCCAAGGCGACACTGGAGAAGGTGACACGGGTATCCAAGGCGACACGGGTGCTGACAGTACCGTTCAAGGCGACACTGGCGACCAGGGCGACACTGGAGAAGGTGATACTGGCATCCAAGGTGATACTGGCATCCAAGGTGATACGGGTGACGATGGCGATACCGGTGTTCAGGGTGGCACTGGCGACCAGGGCGACACCGGTATCCAGGGCGATACTGGTGACGATGGCGACACGGGTATTCAGGGAGATACTGGTGCTGATAGTACCGTCCAAGGTGACACTGGCGATCAGGGCGATACCGGTGTAATTGGCATTACTGGCGACCAGGGCGATACTGGAGAAGGCGACACTGGCATCCAGGGCGACACGGGTGCTGACAGTACCGTCAAGGGTGATACTGGTGATGATGGCGATACGGGCATCCAGGGTGACACTGGAGAAGGCGATACCGGCATCCAGGGGGACACGGGGGCCGACAGTACCGTCAAGGGTGACACTGGTGATGATGGCGATACGGGTATTCAGGGTGACACCGGAGAAGGCGACACCGGCATCCAGGGGGATACCGGGGCTGACAGTACCGTCAAGGGTGATACTGGTGATCAGGGGGATACCGGTGTGATTGGTAATACCGGCGACCAGGGTGACACCGGAGAAGGTGATACTGGCATCCAGGGTGACACTGGGGCCGACAGTACCGTCAAGGGTGACACTGGCGACCAGGGTGATACGGGTATTCAGGGTGACACCGGAGAAGGCGACACCGGCATCCAGGGTGACACGGGTGACGATGGCGATACCGGCATCCAGGGCGATACTGGTGCTGACAGTACCGTCAAGGGTGACACTGGTGATGATGGCGATACGGGTGTAATTGGCATTACTGGCGATCAGGGTGACACCGGAGAAGGCGATACCGGCATCCAGGGCGACACGGGTGCTGACAGTACCGTCAAGGGTGACACTGGTGATGATGGCGATACGGGTATTCAGGGTGACACCGGAGAAGG